GACGCTTACCGTCGGAAACGGCGTCGGCCAAGTCATGGCGGCGTCGAACAATAACAAGGCGCTCTGCATCAAGGCGAGCACGGCGATAACGGCAGGCAACTACGACGTGATGTATGAACAATTCTAGAAGTGCTTCCAGTGCCGAAGCCTAACGATGCACGAAACCGCGTATTGACTAATACCAAATCGTTTGCCGAGTGCGGTTTGCGTAATCGTCCCGCTATTGTAGAGCGCCCGTATTTCCAGGACTTCTTGGGAGGTCAGTTTGGCCGTGTTGATGCGTTCACCGCGAGGCCTGTTTGCTCGATCCTTGCTAAGCATGTCTCGCATATTGTCGGACCGCGTTCCGATAAACAAGTGCGACGGCCTAACGCAGCTCGGATTGTCGCATTGATGGCACACCTGCAAACCAGCCGGTATCGCGTTTTGAGTCAGCTTGTAGGCGATTCGATGCGCCTGCTGCCGCCGATTCTCAAATCTCGCCACGCCGTAGCCGCGCACGAGGCATTTTTGCCAAATCCAGCATCCTGTCGGGTGACGGTCGACGCTCTGCCAAAAAGCCTGCTCGGTCATCCCGGAAGTTTCGCCGGCAGAATGAGCCCTCCCCGTTCAATGAGGCGGTGGCAGCCGTGTACCATCTAATCGTCGACGCCGGAACGATTCGCGTGCTCGACTCGGGGCGCGAGCGCATTTCAGTGAAGTCCGCGAACGCCGTGCTCGCCGCCGGCCATTATCGCGTCCCGATGACCGAACGGCTTGTGCCGTCGACGCGTCATTACGGACCCGGACGCATCTTCATCGACGAGCTCACGCAGCGCGACGTGCAATCTCTCGTGGTCGCAGAGAAGGCCGAAGTCTTTTTCGACGATCGCGTCAAGATCGAAGGGATCCCGTCGCTGCCGCTAGGCCGGTGCTCAGAGAAGTCGATTCACGGCGGCGGCGAGACGATGGCCACGTCACTCGCGCTCTCCAGGTTCCAGCCGCTTACCCCAAGTGATCGCGGCATTCGGGTGCAGAATGCCGACCTCGTCAAGCTGATCGAGTTTATCGATCGCCGCCTTAGTATTTCGCAACTGATCGTACTCTCGGTGCTGGCGCCTTGCGCGCGCGGGACGGACAAATGACCGACAAACAATTAGACCCAGCTGAGCAAATCGGACGGTATCTCGACGACCTCAATAGGATGCGCGAGCAGATCGCCGACGTTGACATCCCTGGGTGGACAATCGGGCAACCGTCGGTATCTGAGCTGACGGAGGACCTCGTCATCATGGTCGCCCGCTCAAAGGACGGCGACCATATTCCATTCCTTCCCCCGGTAAACACGGAGGTCGTCGTCGCCGTACTCGAGGGTTCGGTCAGAATCGAATCGGGAAACACGTCGACTCTCGTAGGCCGAAAGTTTTTCGTCTTGTCGGCAGCTCAAGACGGGCGATCGATCATTCCGCTCGAGCATCCCACCCGGATTTATTGCACGTTTTTCAGGACGGGGGTCGCGGCGGGTGAACAACGAACAATGGTATCTGGATAAGCTGATCGAGCACGGGAAAATAACTGCGGCGAATACGGTGCTGATCGAGCGCTTGACCCGCGAAGTTGGCGATCTAAAAGGACTGTACGACCGCACGCGCACGCTCGAAGGCAAAGTCGATTCCCTTACAAAGAACGAATCCGACCGCGAAGATGCCGAGCAGGTCGACGCGCAAACCGCTGCGTTGACAAAACCGGCGCACCGGCAAAGTGCAATCGCGATAGTCAGCATCGTCATCGCCGCGCTCTCGTTAGCAACGACGGTCACGCTGGCCTTGATCTTCCACCACCCGTAGAGGAGGCGCATTGCTCGCGATCATCCTGGCGACGGCTTTGAGCCTCGCTGCGCCACCGCAGTTGCCGCGCTGCGCATTGCCGCATCCGGTCACCATTGCCGTCCGCGTCATTCGCGTCGACGCGATCCGCCGCGAGGCGCGGGCAATGCAGCGCGCTCTCTACCGCCCGCGCTTTCACTTTCCGGCGTTCTCGCCGGCGACCGCACCGGCCGGATGCCGGCATCCCTTGCAAGGACCACAATCCCCATGAATCAGAAACCGCCGATCTACCTTATCGTGACGCTTATTGCGTCGGGTGCGCTCGCGGGCGTTGCAACGGCGCTGGGCAGCCTTCTGCCGCAGTACGCGACCTGGATCGCCGGCGTCCTGTCGGTTCTCGTCGCGATCGCCGGCTTAGTCAAGACGTATTACGACCTGCTCAATTCACCGGCGCCTTCGGTTGCGATCAATCCGAAGACCGGAAACGTGGCCGTTGCGCATCCCGACGGCACGCTGACTGGCGCAACCGTCGTCACGACCACGTCGACGGAACCGATCGTCGCCCCTCAAAAAACGTAGTCTAGTTCGAGCAAAATACACCCTCCATCAAGGAAAGGTCCGACGCAAATCATGATTGCGCAAATTATCGCTGCCCTCGCGGTGCTCGTTTCCCAGTGGAAGCCCACCGACTCGATCACGAACGACATCGCCGACGGCATCGCCGTTCTCGCGGCCATCGAAACCGTCGATCCCGGCTTGGCGCTCGCCGGCGGCGTACTCCAGACGCTGACGAAGATCGAAGCGTCCTACGCCAACCTCGTGAATGACCAGGCCGCGCTGGTCGGAACCGTCGCCGCGGATTTCGACGGCCAGGCCGACAAGGTGGTCGTGCTCGCCCTGCGCGAGTCGTCGCCGTTGGCGAAGCAGCTGCTCGGGCTGTAGACTCCCGCTCGGTGCGCACAAGTGCGCACGCCTACGCGACGCCCCGCTGGCATGCCCGGCGGGGCGTTTTGCTTTTCCGGTTTCCGGGAAACGGGTGCTAAGACCGAGTCACGTTAGGATCCTCTTACTGTACGGAGATCAGACGATGACATGACTTAGCAGGCTGGGGGCTCCCGGAGCCACGGGATGAGGATCGGGGAATAGGCCCCCGATCCTCTTTCGTTTTTGCAAAAACTTTTCAGCATCGCAAACGTTCGTGCCACCCATATGGCATGATGGCGCGGTATGATGTAACCAAGGTGAGCGCCGGTAGCTCAATCGGATAGAGCGGGACCCTAACGAAGTCTCAGGTGCGGGTTCGAGTCCCGCCCGGCGCGTGTCGACCCAGCGGCCTTGATACGGAGTCGTTACCCGTGCTAAAGTCAAGATACGTTAGGGTCCTGCCCTAAGCGAAGGGCTACCACGAGGATCGTCGCAAGGCGGTCCTCGTTCAATTCCAGCCGGGCGCCGCGTCCTATAAGGAAGCCGCAGCGACGTTTTAAGGCCGCAGGCTGCTTTCGATCACGCCGCCCGCCCCAAGTACCAGCGGCCGATAGACCACCCGCCTTGTCGAAGAAGTCTCGCCTAACGGCAGCCCTTGCGGATCGTCGGCGCCAAAGCGCAATTCGCCGTCAGGTGCCATCGAGATGCCGCCCGCGGCCAGCGCGACCAGCCGGCTCAATTCTTTCTGCTCCTCCCACGTTGACGTCGCCCAAAGATCCGCGGCCGCAGCGAACAGGGTCTCGGCGTCGTCCGCGATCACGTCGTGTGCGGCGGCCACGGCCACTTCGCGCTCGGCGTCGACGATGCGCGCGAGAAGTTCGCTCCGCCGGCGCTGCAGTTCGTCGAGTCGAAGCGCCAGCTCGGCGGCGGCGATCCGGCCGTCCGATTGCAGGTTCCAGGCGGCCTGGCGCTTTTGATCGACGTCGGCCAGCTCGGCGCGCGCCGCGGCGAGCGTTTCACGTTGAACGCCCATGGTCGCGCGCGCCGCGCTCGCACGATAGTCGCGCAAAACCTGGGGGTCGCCGGCCAGCCGGCGCACGCCGTCGACGAACCAACCCTCGGCACGATCGGCGCGGATGCTGGGCCGGGCGTCGTCGCCGTGATATCGCGGATGCCGGCAGCTGTAGTATCGGACGCGCCGCCCTTCCTTGCCCGACGCGACACCGCCCATTGTCCACCCGCACCAGCAGTGCAGGACGCCGCTGAGCGGCCACGGATAGACACGGCTCGCGCGCAGCGTCCGGAAGTCCGGATTGTGGACCGTCTGCACGAGGTCCCATAGATCCGCGTCGACGACCAGGCCGCGATAGCTGCGGCATGATAGCAGCTTGTCGACGGTATTCGGGTGCCAGGCCGACGCGTGCGGCCGGCCGGCGTACGTGCCCTGCGGCGGCGCGAACCGGCCGACGTCGCGTGCGATCCGCTTGAACCCGGCACCGGTGGCGCGCATTTCGAACGCGCGGCGCACGAAGCTCGCCTGCGGCTCTTTGGCGATCAGCCGACGCTCGGCGTCCTTTTCGGTGCCGTAGGGTGGCGGCCCGAGGTGTTTGCCGGCTTCCCGCCACCGCGCGTGCACCGCGCGCATCTTGTCGCTGCGGCCGGAATTCTCGATCTCGGCCGATACCAGCTCGAAGATCGGGCGCAGCGTATCGAGCGCCGTCTCGAGTTTCACGTCGCCGTCGGTCCGCGTGTGCAGAATGACCCCCAGCTTCTTGATTCGGGCCAGCGCGGCGATCGTCTCGAGCGCGACGCGGCCGGTGCGATCGAGGCGGATCAGCAGGATGCGATCGGGGCGTTGCGTTTTTGGGATAGCCGTCAGTTCGGCGATCAGCTGCTCGAGGATCGTTCGAACGCCCAGCCGGCCCGACGCCGTGCCGCTGAAAGAGCGCGTAATCTCCCAGCCGCGCGCGCGCGCGACGTCCTTAGCCCACGCCTCCTGATCGGCCAAGGTCGCTTCCTGCGGGCTCGAGCTGACGGCGTAGTATCCCCAGGCGGTTCCGTTCACGATGGCCGGGAGGCTTCGTCCTTTGCCGCTCGCACCCTATCGGTGATCGATTGCTCGAGATCCGGCGAGCACGGGCAGCGGAACGTTTGAGCGGCGCGGCCAATGATCGCCGCCAACTCGCCGCACTTCTCGCACTTGGGGCGCCGAATCGCCTGGTCGCCGCCACCTTCGAGGATGATTCCCTGCATTCGAATCGAGCTGAGTATGTGCGCTTCCGTTTCGTTTAGCCAACCCTTGCGTACGCGCTCGTCGAGATCGTCGCGGTACGCCAGATATTCGGCCATCCCCCGCGGCGAGTACGCAGCGGAAAGCAGGACGCGGCGCTTCTCGTCGTCGGGCACCTACTGATAGATATCCCACGTCGTTTGCGCGTGGATGTTATTTTGCTCTTGCGTTTCGCATCCGGCGCCTTCACTCGTCCCGTACAAGCCCGGCTTCGTCTGGCATTGCACCAGCAGCATATTCGCCTGATTGAGATCGGTTCTGGAGTCGCCTTCCGATAGGTAATGCTCTGCCAGTCCCTTCAGCGAGAGAAGATACCCCTCGTTGACGAGGTGTTCGCTCTCGTCAGTGCACTGGTCGTTTGCCTTAAGGCCTGAAACGGCGTTGTTATAGGCGCTTCGGCGCTCACCGGCGGTATCGTCCGCCACCGCCTGGCGTTCGTAGGTGTCGGCTCTGTCGCAATAATTAACGGCCGCGGCGCTTGGGCCGTACGCTCCCGCATGCTCGCGGCTCTGTTCATCCCATACGACCTCCCCGATCGTGTACGAGCCTGGCTTGCGATGAACGTTTAATATGTGCTGGATTCCGCGCCGGTAGAAGGCGCGATCGGCGTCCGAGAAGCCACCGACGATTGTTTCGGCTCGAGAAATGCTGGCGACGGCCTTTTTGTCGAAGCCTTTGGAATCCTTGGCTATTGACTTCGAGTACGCTCCCTCGTGGCTAACATATTGAGCGCACGAAGAGATCATCCCGAGAACAAGCAGGACGGCGATGAATCCTCCGCCCCCGATGGCAAAGGTTCGCCCACAGCCGCTATTTGGATTACTCGGCTGTTGCACGGAACCGCTTCCTATGTGTGATCATGCCTCCACTATACGGCAAGCGAGCGCAAAGCGACCGAACCCATCACTTTGGGTGCTTTACGAAAACGGTTAGATTCCGTTTTGTGTAGGGCGGAACGGTAAGCCAGAAAAGGGCCTTACATTGCCCCTTGCCTCGCGGCGTAACCTGGAATACGCCACGCGTTCCCTCGCCGCGCGTTCCCTGGGAGCCAGCGTACACGATCGTCGCAACTCCGAGCGTCGAGCAGTCTTCGGAGAACTGGCCGTTAGGAAGATAATTATTGGCGATTAGATAGAGCGACTTCGAACGCGGCGACTTAAAAACCATCTTCGTGGGCTCGATTCTCAGTATCAAAACACGCTTTTGGGTCGCCATCGACGGCGAGCGCACCGGAGCGAGACCTGATTCCGTCGCACAGGCCGCCAACGCCAAAAGCGCCGCGGCTGTAAGCATCCTCGTTATCCACATTTTCCACACTCCAAAAAATAGCGAACGAGCGGTTGGCTTAAGGCCACCCTGGTGTCACTCGCTAGGCATAGGCTGTTTGGACTATCACTCGATTTCGGCGACCTAGCCCCGGTCGCCGCCGTCGTCTCCACCAGAAGGGGCGCCCGCGGGCACTATGAGGTAAAATGGACGATAAAGTCATCGAGCTTTTCGATTCCCGGACTCGCGCGGAGACCGCGTGGCTTTCCCTGGCGGCGTGGCTTCGGTCGCCCGAATTTCTTGAAGCAGTAGACCCTCAAGCTCAGCCGCAATACCAAGCTTGTGACCTAGAGCCAGAACGGCGTTTCGAAGACTTTGAAACTCGGATCTCGTCGGCCAAGCAGGTTCCCCTCCGCCCTCGTAAGCCACCAGCGGCATAGCCTCGCCAACCGATCCGCTTCTTAGGAGACGGGTGATATTTGGGTCACGCGGGAGCGATGCGGCCCACGGCTTTGGACGCCCGGTCGCGAGCCAATGCGAGCTGCAATTAAGCATCAAAGCCAGCGCGACGCCAACGGGGAAGCTCGCGCTTTTGGTTTGCCCTGACTCCATTTGGCGGATGGCGCCTTCCGTGACGCCAACGGCGGTCGCAAGCTGACCCGGGGTAAGGTTGTGTTCGAGCCTCTTGCGTCTCAATCGACCGGCGAATGTGCTGTCATCGGTGTCTGGGCCCATAGCAGCATGGTAAGCAGAATCTCTCACAGTATGGTATTGCGGATGGCGCGACAGTATGCTACTATACCGGCATGGAGATTGACGAAGCCCTTGCCATAGCTGCCGAGCGCGCAGGATGGTCGCCCACGAAGATCGCGGCCACCGTCGGTAAGTCTGAAGCCAGCGCTCGGGCATGGCTCAAAGGCGCAGCGGAGATGGGCGCGTCTGACTATCAGACTCTCCGGCAAGAACTGCCGGGATTCGCCGATCTCGTCGACGGCAAAGCGGTCGCTTAAACGCATGTCCGCCACCCTAACACCACGCGCGACTGCGCGACCGAAGCGCTCAGGCGTTCGCCATCTTCCGAACCCGTCGCACCGGCCCACCGACCTAAAGATTCTCGGATTCGAGGCCGCGTTTGACGCCCTCGTGGCCGAGAGCGACGACGCCAAGGCGATGTCCGATGGCCTGCTCGAGATTCAGCGCGCCGGCTCCCTTCAAGCCATGACGATCTCCCGGATGCGCGCGATGCGGACGCTTACCGACGCGGACAATCGCGTGCTGTGGGCCTGCAACAAGCACCTCGCTGACGTCGTGGCCCACTTGCGCGAGCGCGCCGATCGCCTCCGCAATTGCGCGATTCCAGAGGAGCGCCGCATCGCCGGCATCTTCGACTGCGAGTTGGCGATGCGAGAGTGCGGATCATGACGAGCATCAATTGTGCCGCGGCGTGGCGAGCTAAGGCTGGGCGAGGTCAGGCTCGGCGCGGCGAGGCATGGCATGGAAAAGTATTTTATGCGCGGCCTGCCGAGGCGGGGTATGGCGTGGCAAGCCCAGGCCAGGCGGGGCGGGGCATGGCACGGCGAGGGTTCAACGCATGAAAACTGCCGCGTTGAATGGCGCCTCGAACGGCGCAATAGATCAGATCGAATTCCTAAAGCCCTACACGGCGCGCATCGTCATCGAAGGCACGGCTCCGCTGCTGTTCCATTCGTGGAACGTCGATAGCGTAGCCGAAAAAGCGAAAGCCGCAAAGAATTCCAAGGCCAAGAAATCCGACGATATCGAAAGTTACGTCTATCGCGTAAGCGAGACGGACCGCCGCCTCGGCATTCCGACCGTAAACTTTCATTCGGCGATAACTGAGGCGGCGAAGTACGTTCAAGACCCGCGCTCGCCTAGAAAATGCGCACGAGACCTTGCAAAAGCGGGGATCGTCCCTTCGGCCGACGTCGCGCCGTTTCTCCCAGGTACAGACGAGTGGGACTTCATCGATCGCCGCCGAGTCACGGTGCAGCGAGCGGGGATTACGCGAGAGCGGCCCGCGATGCGCGCTGGTTGGCGTATCGCGTTTGATTTAACTGTTACGACTCCGGAATATATCGACGGTGCACTCCTGCGCTCGCTGATTCAGAGCGCCGGCCGCCTCGTGGGTCTCTGCGATTTCAGGCCAACCTACGGCCGGTTCGATATTGTCGCGTTCGAGGTTTCGGAATGATCAAAACCTCCATCGCGCGGTGGTTGCGCGCGCTCGCCAATCGCATCGAGCGCAAAGTCCCCGTCACGATCAGCGTTCGCGTCACTCGCTGCGAGTCCTTAGAGCCCCATCTTGAGCGCATTGTCCGTGAGTCATTAAAGAGTGCGTTCAATCATTTGGATGGGCAGAGCGTCAAGTGACCGCGACTACCCGCAAGCCGCTGATCGTCAAGGCGTCGCCGGCGGCGATGGAGCTTTTGGCGCTGCTCAGTAAGCTGCGCCGGCGCAAGCTGGCCGAAGTCGCGGAGCGCGCGTCATGATGACCGTCGTCGTAGTCGCCTTCGTTTCGTGGCTGACGTTTGCCGCGGGTCTATCGGCGGGGCGCCGCCTTGAGCGCCGCCGGCAAGAGCAAAACCAGCTGCAGCGTTACTGCAAGTACGAACTCGAGAACGAGCGCGCGCGGCGCGCCGAGCACACGGAGCCAGCGACGCGATGAACTATCTGCTCATCGTCGTCCTGCTGGCGATCACTTTCGACGTCGCGTTCTCCTACGGACGCCGACGCGCGCTCGACGACGTCACGTCGGCGCTCGTCAAGATTCCCTTCAAAGACGAGATTCGCCGCGAGATCATGCTGCGGCTGGAGACGCTATGAACACAACGCTACTCAAGCCCACCGACGCCGAGATTCAAGCCGCCGTCAAAGTTTCGGGCGAGGACGATCTCGATGCGCCGGACTATATCGGCGCGATCCCGGGCCACCGCTGCGCCGAGTGCGGCGTATGGGAAGAAGATACCGGCGACGGCAGCTACGACGGCACCAAGAGCGTCGCCGTTCCGTCTGATCAGCTGGTCCCGTGCAGCGATTGCACTGACTGCCTCGTACACCCGGCGTGTGCCGAGCAAGGGTTGTGCCCGCACTGTGCTGCGCTCGACGCGCTACTATTCGACGCGCGGCACCTTGCGCAGACGGTAGGCATGCCTATCGAGGACGCGATGCGGCAGATTCAAACGGTGAATCGGCGTCTCGCGGGGATCCCCGAATGATCGACGCCATTCAAAATTTTGCGGCTACGGAACCAATCGCGTTCTTCATGGCCGTCGTGTTCACCGTCTTGGTCGTCTTCATGGCGATCGACGTCACGCTAACGCGGAGCCCGTTGGAATGATCTACGCCGCAGGCACGATTCTCGTGCTGATGGTCGTCGTGTGGATGCATCTGCTTGGGCAGTGTGACGACGTATGACGCCGTTCACTCGTCTCACTGAATGGGCGCCCGCATATAACAAGATTTCCGAGGGCTACGGCCGCCACGGGATGGAGGTCCGCTTCGTGTTGAAGGGCGCGGCTGGAGCCGTTCAGTTCGTCCTTTACACGAACTGGCTTACGTCAGGAGATCGATTCGAAGCGCGGCACGGCGGTCTACACTGTACTGATGGCATTCGGCGTAACGACAACGTTTCGCCTCAGCCGGCGGACCTCGGATATCATGCGCTTGCACCACAATATGAAGGCCAGCCGCAACGCGAATGCGGGTATGTCGATGGCGGGAAGTGCTACTACGACGGCTCCGGACTAAACGCAGCCGACGCCTTCGACGTTTTCACCGACGACGGCGAAGAAGCGCTATGGTCGCTTCTCGAGACTTACTATCAAGCGACGTTTGAGGGAGGCGCGTACCCCGCAGTTATCGGGCGCCGTTTCCGCGCCGACATGGCGGCTGCGCGCCCATGATGCTCTCCTACTCGCCGGCCGCGCCGTGGTCTACAACAGCCGCGGCGCCAGGAAGCGTGATCTGCCGGTCGACCGCAATGGTCGCGATGCGGCTCGCTTCACGCGGAGACCTAAGCCTCCGCACTGTCCGTGGCCGGCTTCTGAATTCCGTCCCGCCGACGGAACGCGTCTCGCCGTCAGTCCCTCATGTTGACGGCGAGGCGCTCCCCTTATTCCCGCCACGCTCCTTGTCGGTGCTACGAGAAGCAGTAAGCGCATCGCGCGGTCGGGATAGCGCTCCGCCTAAGCCGGGTCTGACAAGCCGACAAGGCGGAGCGCGCAACCTTTATCAGGAGAACCTGGAGCGCGGCATCCTTGTCGACGAACAGGATAGCTGGCTACTCAGGGAATTCATCTGGCGCGTCGGCGATCGTGGATATGTGTTCCGGCGCGAACCGGTTACCGGAAAGCGGCTTAGCCTCCACCGCATTATCCTCCAGCCGAAACAATGCGAGCTCGTCGACCACATTAACGGCGTTAAACACGACAATCGACGCTCAAATCTCCGGATCGCAAACGAGAGTCTAAACTCGCAAAACCTTACTCGCGTCAGTCGTCGCAGCACGACCAAGCTCAGAAACGTTTATTACTACGGGCATTTGGCGGAGCGCCCATGGAAAGCCCAAGTGTTCCTCGGCGGCAAGCATCACTTCCTCGGCTATTACGCGACGGCCGACGAGGCTGCGCACATCGCGCACGTATGGCGATTCGAGAACATGCCCGGAGCGACCGGATGAGCACCGCTCTTGACCTCGGCGTCGATCTGCCGGAAGGCATCGATCTAAACGCCTCGAGGATCCCAACCAAAGGACTGACGCGCGAGCAGTGGCTTGCCATTCGGCGCACGGGTATCGGCTCGTCCGACGTCGCCGCCTGTCTCGGCGAGGATCCGTTCGGAAAGACGCCGTTTGCGCTCTACCAAGAGAAGCGCGGCGAATGGGAGCCGCAGGATATCTCCGACAAGATTGCCGTCGAGGTCGGCAACGATCTCGAGGAATACTGCGCGCAAAAGTTTAGCGAGCGCACCGGCAAGAAGGTACGGCGCGACAACTTCATCCGCCGGAATCCGCAGTTTCCGTGGATGATCGCCAATCTCGACCGCCGCACCGTCGCCGACAATGGCGACGTGCCTCAGATCGTCGAGTGCAAAACGTCGCTCGGACGCATGGCGCTGTTTTCGGATCTCTGGGGCGAGGACGGCTCGGCCGACGCGCCTGAGTACATCATCCTCCAGGTCACGCATCAAATGATCGTCGATGGCAGCGCGCCGGCGTACGTGCCGGCGTTGCTTGCCGGCCCGCGCATCAACGTCTATTCGATCCCGCTCAACGAGACGATCGCGGATGCGGTCATCGAGGGAACCCGCGACATGTGGCGCCGGATCGTCAAGGGAGACGCGCCGCCTGTGATGTCGCTGGCCGACGCGCGGCGCGCATTTCCAAAGTCGCGATCGGTAGAATGCCAGGCCAGCGCAGAGATCGTGGCCTGCGTTGCCCAGCTGCGCGATGCCAAGGGCGACGAGAAATCTGCGAAGGCGCGCATCGATGCGTTGCAAGGGCAAGTCGCCGGCTTCATGGCCGACGCCGATACGCTCATGCACGGCAACCAGCGTCTACTCACCTACAAAACCGTCGAGCGCGGCGCGTACAGCGTCGGGCCGTCATCCAGCCGTCAGTTCCGCATTGACAGCCAGAAAGAAGCGTCTTCATGACTACCTCACTTGCGCCGGCAAACGGCGCCGCCGCCCCAGAAACTAGCCTGAATCCGTTCAACGACAAGCGCAAGGCGTCGACTGCGGCCGTCGAGGTCGAAAGCGCACGCGCGATAGCCGAAACCCAAGCGGCGATGGTAATCGCCCAGCGATTCCCGCGCAATCAGGCGGAAGCCGTCGACCGCATCCTGCAGGCATTTACGCGCCCGACCCTCGCCGAAAAGGCGATGTACGCGTATGCCCGCGGCGGGACGAATATCACCGGTCCCTCGATTCGCGCCGCTGAGGCCATCGCGCTCGAATACGGCAACTTGCAATTCGGCGTGCGCGAACTCGAGCAGCGCCCGGGCGTCAGCACGGTCGAAGCTTTCTGCTGGGACGTGCAGACGAATGTCCGCTCGGCGAAAATCTTCCAGGTCGCGCATATCCGCCACACGCGGAATAGCCAGACCCGCCTCGAGGATCCGCGCGACATTTACGAGCTCGTCGCCAATCAAGGAGCGCGCCGGTTACGGTCCTGCATCCTGCAGATCGTGCCGAGCGATATCACCGAGGCGGCCGTCCAGCAAGCTGAGCTCACACTTCGGACCAAGGTCAAGATAACCGACGAGCTGATTCAGTCGCTGCTCGACAAATTTGCGAGCATCGGCGTCTCTCGGCGCGTTCTCGAAGCCAAGATCCAGCGGCGCATCGAAGCCGTGACGCCGGCGCTGGTCGTCCAGCTCGGCAAGATATTCAACGCGATCGAGGACGGCATGGCGGCGGTGAGCGATCACTTCCACCTCGAGGAAGATCAGAACGCCGACGCGCCGGGTCGCACGCGCACGGACGCGCTGGCGGAGAAACTGGCGAAGAAGAACCAGGTCGCCGCGGCTGCCGGCGACGACGCCGCGAAGGCGGCCCCCGAGTCCGCAACGGCTCAGGAAACGCCCGCCGGCGACGCGACCCCAGGCGCGGATGCGGAGAAACCGGCCGCAGTCTCCACGCCCGCCGACGACAAGCAAAAAGCACGCTCGCTGCGGACGGCGATTTTGTCGCAGTGGAAAGACCGCGACGCGGAGCGCACAGCTGCGCTAACGCGCGAGTACGCCAAGAGCGATCTCCTCAGTCTGAACGTCGCGCAGCTCGAAGACTTCCTGGCCAAAACGCCCCAGCTGCTCGCCGCGTTGCCGGTGAAGCCCGCGGTCGATAACGGTGGCGCGGCCGAGTGACGCTACCCCGGGAGCCGATCGCGCCACGCTTTTGGCTGAAAGTCGCTCCGATCATGGACGATCGAGGGTGCTGGGAGTGGGATGCGATGCGCGACCGCAAGGGCTACGGCATACTCATGTCCGGTCCGAAACGGTTACGCGCGCACCGTATCTCATACGAGATTCACTTCGGCCCAATCCCGGATGGCCTGTTCATTCTGCACCGTTGCGACAACCCTCCGTGCGTTAATCCGGCTCACCTGTTCCTCGGAACGCTGGCCGACAACAACCGCGACAAGACGGCAAAGGGCCGTCACCACTATACAAAGCGGGCGACTTGCAAGCGTGGCCACCCGCTTGACGGACAGATGAAACGCCAACGCTACTGCCGCACTTGCGACAGCCAGTTCTGGCGGCCATCAAGAGGGCGCGCGGCATGAACGGAAATGCACTGAATAATGGGATGCTGTGTGTCGTCTCCTCGGGCCGAGGCGGGACGGAGCACGTCTTCCACGTCCGCGAAGCTGAGACGCTTTGCGGCGCCAAGCCGAGTCGGAGTAGTGACCGCGGCGACTTCCCGATGACGGCAGACAAGGCGTGCGCGGCATGCATCGTCGCCATGGTCAACTTCGCGATTGGCAATCAGTGGATGGCGCCGCAATGAAGATTGCCGATGCCATCTTCGTCGTCATCGACACCGAGACAACGGGGCTCGACCCCAAGGTCGACCAGCTCGTCGAAATCGCCGCCGTCGCCACGACCGCCACGCGAGTGCTCGGCATGTGGTCGACCCTAGTGAATCCGGGCATCCTGATCCCGCCCGAAATCTCCGCGATCCATGGGATCGTCGACGCTGACGTCGCCGGGGCACCGAACCGCGAAGCCGCATACGCTCTGCTTGCCGAGTTTTTAAACCGGCATCTCGTCGATAGCGATAATGTCCTGGCAGCGCACAACGCGGAATTCGATCGGGCGTTCATCCAGCAGGCCGAGGATCCGTCGCCGTGGCTTTGCACGCGCCGCCTGGCTCAGCACCTCTGGCCGGACTATCCGGCATACAAGAATCAATCGCTGCGCTTTCGCCGGCAGCTGCAGGTCGATACCTATGGCGTTGAAGCGCATCGCGCGCTCGGGGACGCGCTCGTAACGGGCGCCTTGCTCCGCGACGAGATCGCGTCGGAAGAGTTTCGCGCGACGGGCATCGAGCTCGTCGATCAGGCGATCGCGCACGCGCAGTCACCAATCATCTTCAAGACTTGGCCATTCGGTCAATATCGTGGCCAGCCAATCAACGTAGCGCCTCGGTCGTACGTCGATTGGGCGCTCAACAAGATGGCCGATCTGTCGCCCGACATGCGCTACACGTTGCAGCGGCTTCGCGCCGCATAAGGAGTCTAAATCAGTGCCCAAATGCTCTCGGTGCGAGTTTACAGCACCGACTCTCGGCGCTCTTAACGGACACGCCTCAAAGGCGCACGCTGCCGCGCGGAAAGCCGCGCGAAAGAAAAAGTCAAAGACCCCCCCCCGGTTCAAGATCGTGAGCGCGAGTTTCTCGACGACGTCGCGGGGCGGTTCGACGCGGAGATCGCGAACGAAAATCTCGACGCCGGCGCGTACGATCGCGTCCTGTCGTACCTCACGCAACGCTACGGGTCCGAACCGGAGGCTGCGTAGTCGGGCGTGACGGAGCTCGTATCGTCAGCAGACCGCACGCGCACTGAGATGGCTGCCAATCGGCGTCGCTTTCGTCGCGAGGGTGTCGCGCTCATGACAGGCCACCGCGATGCGCGCGTGGCGCTCCCGATCGACTCGGTGCGCGAGATCTACGTGCGGCCTGCGCACCGCTCAGATGCCCGCAAACCCACCTGGCTCGAGCTCGTGCTCGAAAAACTGTTTTTCTACTCGAGATAAGAGAGAATACGAATTGGCTCGCAAGCGCTCCATCGATCCGGACATTTGGACCGACGAGAAGTTCTCGGCACTTAACGACGTGGGTGCATGCCTCTTTTACATCGCGTGCATTTCGCTTGCTGACGACGAGGGTCGCCTCGAGTGGAGCGCGCGGCAGCTATGGGCTCGCGTTTTCCCGGCGCGCGAAAACGTGGAGATCCCAGACGTTCAAAAGTGGATGGGCGAGATCGCTAAAAAGGGTCTCATGCGGACCTATTTGGTCGGCAAAAAAACGTACGCGGTCCACGAAAAATGGCGGAAGTATCAAGTTGTAAGTCGGCCGACCACCAGCCGCCTGCCATCGCCACCGCCGGATCTACTTCAGAGCGCGTCGCCCGAGGAACCAACGTCAGACGATTTCAGGAAGCGCAGAATACCGGATGCAGTGAAAAAGGCGGTTGCGCTACGGCTCGGGTTCGACATGATCGCGGAAAGATTCGACACGGCTTGCGCCGACTGCGGCTCTCCAGGGCAGATGGTTTACTTACGTCGTCCCGGCGGCGGCCGCTTCGATCTTACGCTTGATGGTCTCGAGTGGGATCATATCCGGCAAGAGATTTTAGGTGGTACCAACGACGAGAAAAACATTCAGCTTCTCTGCCGGCCTTGCAGCCGTAAAAAGAATAAAAGCCTATCGTCTATTCCCCCAACGGGTGCCCACGCGAAAACCGATGATTCCCCACGCGGCGAACATGGATCCCCCAACGATTCCCCACGCGGCGAACATGGATCCCCCAACGATTCCCCAGCGAGTACCCAGATGCCCTCGGGTATGGATACGGGTACGGGTATGGATACGGATACGGAATTGAGCGCTCTTCGCGCTCGATGGACCGAAAGAACGAATCCGATACGCGAGGCTGTTCTTCGAACGCGCGCCCTTCCTGGCGACACCAAAGCGCTCACTCCTCTCGCCAAGCAGTTCCTCGACGCGTTTGGGAACTGTCGGGCCAAGACCGCGGTCTATCGCAACGTCCCGATCGTCGCCGATGTTCTCGGCGCGATGCGATCGCGGGGAGCGACGACGGCGCAGGCATGGCAGGCGTTCGAAAACGCCATAGCCGTGCGTCGCTACAAGCCGCTGCTCGGAAACGAGCCGAAGGCTGCGCTAAACTACCTGCAGGGCCGAGGGTCGGCGCCCAAGGAGCGGCCGGCGCACGCAAACGACCGCGGTGCCGCGCTCTCCCAGCAGGCCGACGATCTGCAGCGCAAACGCCGGGAGCGTATCGAGGCATGATCACCTCGAATGCCGGCGCCCCGCTGCAATATCAGATCCCGTTCCGCTGCTCGACGGCGATCGTGCCGAAGCTGGAAATACGGCTGCAGCGCGCCGTCGTCGCCGCGATCACGGACTACCGCGGCGGCCTGATTTCGGGGCCGACTGGCACGGGTAAAACCTACACGCTCGTCGCGGCGATGCGCGAACCGTCGACGCGTCAGTTTGAGGACGCCGCGATGTTTGTCGATTGGCCGGAGTTTACCGGCGACGTCGACCGCTGGCGGGCGATGCGCGGCGACGATCGCGAGAAGTTCGACCCGATGCGCCGACTGTGCTTCTGGCGTGGGCCGCTGTTCGTCGACGACGTCGGGCAAGAGCAGGCGGTCGAGTCGGGCTATCGTGCCGGCGAGACCGAGTCGCTATTCGACCAGTTCGTGAACCGGCGCACGGGCATGGACCTGCCGCTTTGGATCACTACGAACCTCGCGAGCGACGATATCCGCAAGCGTTACGGCGAGCGCGCGATTTCGCGGCTGGCCGAGCACTGCTTGGAGATCCCGCTGGGCGGTGACGATCGAAGGCTTACGGCATGAAACGCAAGGATCTACTCGCGCGCGTTGGAATCGCCGCCGGATCCGCATCCTTGATGCGCCTTTTCGGTCCCGGTGCAGTCGGTGAAACCGCGCGGGCTGAAGAGGGCGCTGCGCCGCTAACGCATCAGTTCGCGCGCGGCGAGTTCACGGAGCTTAGCGAGCAGCTCGCCGGCCACCCGAATGCGGCGGCGCTAATGGCGGCATCGCGCGACGGCTGGGAGTACGTGTGGACGTACACGCTACGCAATGGCATACGATTCGTTGACGGCATGAGGCTCGTACAGCGATGACCGTCGCGCAGCTGATTGAAAAACTGGGCGTCGAGGATCCGCAAGCGGAGGTTTCTATTTGGAACCCCGACCTCGCCAAGTGGGACACGGTTGAATTTCTGGATCCGTTTGATGGATTCCGAAGCGACGGATCGCTGGGCCTCGTCGTTCGCATCGGCTCGCACGAAAAATACACGCCAGACAGTCAAAGCTGCTTAAAGGACAACGGCAAATGGCGATAACCGTCACGATCGCCGGCCATAAGCTGAAGGCTGATCCGGTGGCGCTGCTGGCCGAGTACGATGCGCGCGAGCCGATGCAAAAGCCGCAGTTCATGCTGTGGTGCGTCAAGTGCAAAGCCTTGTGCACGGTTCACAATCCGTGCTCGAGCTGCAAGGAATACGGCAAGTCTTTCGGCGGCCCGAAGGTTCGGAGCATTACGCCGCACGAGCGGCTGCCGATCGACGAAGTACTCGCGGTCCTGCGGCTGGCGGTGGCGGCGTGAACCTGAGAGAGAACGAAGCGATGGTTGGCGTCACCGCCGACGAGATCAAGCCGGGCCTAATGCGGTTTCGGTGCTCCGTATGCGGCCAAACCTTCGACGCCGTCCAGTGCATCGAATCGGCTGTCGACGCCGCCGAATTCTGTATGCAGCATTCACGCGAGTGCATAGGGGCCGCTCGTGCCTGAATCGCCGACACTTTTCGACTTCGCGGTATCTCGCCGCGCCGACCCGCCGACAAGTAAGGCCGCAGCTGCGAGCCTCGAGCCGGAGCGGGTGACGCACTTGATGGCCGTCGTGCTGGAGGCTATCCGCGATCTCGGGGGCGCCGCGACGATCGAGGCCGTCGCCGACCACACTGGCCTGAGCCTCGTCTCAGTCAGTCCGCGCTTCCGCCCGCTCGCGCGCCTCGGCAAGATCGTCGAGTCGCAAGAACGCCAGCTAAACCGCAGCGGCCGTACCGCCGTAGTCTGGAGGCTCAATTGAAGTCAGGAACGTCTCAGATGCCGCGCTGGCGCAAGCCATCGATCTGCGAGTGCGGGTCGCGCATGATGCTCGAGGTCGTTTACGACTGCGTGTTTTTGCGCTGTAACCGTTGCGGCGCGACGGGTAAGGCCAGCGTTCCGAGTCTCATGTCCGATCTGCGCGATCGGGCGATCGCGTGAGCCACCTAACGGGTAAGCCGCGCCGCCTTCGTGGCATCGTGGAAACCTTTCGCCAAAAAATGGACGCCACTGGGCTCGGAGTTTCGATGTCCATCAACGGTGGCCCGTTCGTGCGAATTACTGAAGCTAAATCTAAAGGGAGTGCTATGGCAAAAACTCGCGCTACAATCGACAAAAAGACCGGTGAAGTCACCGAAGACCCGGCTCCGATGATTCACGGCTCCTTGCCGGAGTTGGAGCGGTCGATCGCGTCGGCATACGGCAATCTCGTATCGCTGAAAGACGCTAAAGACGAGGCCGCGCTCGAGCACAAAGAGGGGCAGGACCGTCTAAACTCGCTCGTCGCTGAGCTAACACGTCGCGTCAACGGGGAGCAACCGCTGCCGTTGTGACCCGTTATGCTGCGTCCACTGAAGTGTCGGTCGAGAAGTCCAAGGCCGAGATCGAGCGCATCCTTACGCGCTATGGAGCCTCGTCGTTCGGGTATGCGACCGAAGGCGCCCGCGCCTTAGTTCAGTTCAAGGCGAAAGATCGCTACGTTCGATTTATCCTTCCGCTGCCGCAGCTTTCGGATAAAGCAATAAAGTTCGTTAAACTAAATCAGTCGCAGTGGTCCGGGATTCGAACCGAGAGCCAACAGAAGGTTGCGCTAGAGCAAGCTACCCGTTCACGCTGGCGCGCCCTAGCGCTGATCATTAAATCAAAGCTCGAAGCCGTCGAATCCGAGATCACGACCTTCGAGGACGAGTTTCTCGCGCACACAGTTCTTCCGAACGGCGAGACGGTTAGCTCGTTCATTCAGCCGCAGATAGACGAAGCGTACCGTTCGGGGATGATGCCGTCTTCTATTCTCGCGCTACCGGCGCCACGAAAGGACGCAGAATGATAGCCGCCCTACTGCTCGCCGTCGCCACGCAGCAATGCGCGAAGGTGACGATTACGCCTAACGGCCCGACGATGAAAGTGACGTGCGCGAAGGCCAAGTCGAGCCCGTCCCCTTCGCCCTCGCCTACGGTCGCACCAACGTCGACGCCCACGATCGCGCCCACGTCGACACCCGAGCCAACTGAATCCCCGTCGCCGGCGCCAACCGCGTCGCCGACAGATTCACCGTCGCCCGCACCCACGGAAACCCCGAGCCCGGCGCCGACCGATACGCCAACGCCGCCGGCGACCGTCGTTTGGAAAGCCGGCGACTCGAAGTACGGCAAGTGGAAGCCAGCAACCGATGGACAATGCGGAACACCTGTCATAACCGGAACGCAGATCGACTTCTCCGTTTCGCAGAACGGGCAGAGTTGCATCCGCAATCAGATTCAACTCCTCGACGCAAACGGGAACGCGCTATTGCTCGTCAACGGGCAGGCGTACACCGTGTCGTGGACGGAGTTGGATGGACCCTCTCCTGGGATGGGTCCCGATAACGACGCGCGCCAAGTCATCGCGCAGTTGCACGGCAACGTGCAGACAAGCTCGCCGTGTACGGGGCTAACGTTCATCAACGGCCCGAACAACTTGAGTAAGCCGCAGATGTATGGCTTTACAACGTGCGCGGGGATTGTCTGGAGCGGTGCGTACACTCCAGGCGAGACGGACCAGTGGAAGATACGCCTGGCTCCCTCGATGGGCAGCGACGGGTGGACGGAGTTGTACCGCAACGGTTTGCTGCAAGGCCATTGGGACGGCGCAAACTACTGCTGCACGAAAACGAATCAGTCGTGGTTCAACTTCGGCGAATACCCGTATCGTTGGGGCGTTTCCCCACCCCAAGGTGGCGGCTCATCGATGACCACCAAGACGCAACGCTTCACCGATTTCGTAATAACGACGCCATGAGAGCGCTGCTGTTATTACTGCTCGCGGCGTGCAGCTCGGCGAGCGCCGCGGTGCCGGCGACGGCGCATCTGAATCCGTCCTCGCTTCAGTACGCTGCTGGCGACGTGCGCTTCGTTCCCGAGAGCCGGCTCTACCAAGGGTCGCCGAAGTTCACCCCGCCGATCAAAGAGCGCTCCGACATCGAGTATTCGAGCGTCACGATCGACAACGAGCTCGTGTATTCGCCGCTTAACGTCTGGGTGTCGAAGTCGCAGGGATCGCCGATTCAGATCTACGCGGGAACCTCTGCGACGCTGCACTTCGCGCCGACGAAGGTGATCGTCATCATGCAGGCGCTGATCCAGGGCGACCCGGGCCGTGGCGTGCAGCTGACGATGCCGGGACCGAGGCCGCGATAGCGTGCAGAGCTGGATTGGCGTCGACCTCGACGGTACGCTCGCCGAGCACTACTGGCCCGAAAAGGGTCCATACGAAACGCTGCGGATCGGCGCGCCGATTCCTCGGATGGTCGAGCGCGTGCGCGCGTGGATAGCCGAAGGCCAACTCGTGAAAGTATTTACGGCGCGCGTCGACGGCGGCGACGTCGCGCTGGCAATGGGCGAGCCGTTGGGCGCCGAGCACCGCGACGTCGAGGCGATCACGCTGGCGATTCAAGCCTGGTGCGTCGAGCATGTCGGCACCGCGCTACCGGTTACCGCACGCAAGGATTATGGCATGGTCGCGCTGTGGGACGACCGCGCGGTCCGCGTCGTGCATAATACCGGAGATCCATGCTGCGAGCACCACGCCCTATGACCTGCGACGCATTCGTGGCGAGCGACATGGGCTCGCCGGAGTCGCGGGCGCCGCTGCTCGCTGCGTTCGCCGTCGAAGGCATTCCTGAACCTAAGGGCTCGCTGACGGCGATCGTGCGCGGCGGCCGCGCCGTTCTCGTTCCCGGGCTAAACCGTAAGCGCAAGGACGGGACGAGGTCGGACGGTCGGCAGCGTTACGAGCGCTGGTGCCGCTCGGTGACAGCGGCGGCCGTAGCATACCAGGCCGTAAACCGCCGCGTTGTGCGCGATGAGGAAGCGCTGATCGTCGAGCTCGCCTTCTTTCTGCCGAAGCCGCCGTCGACGCCGCGGCGCGTAACGCGCCCGAATCGGAAGCCCGATATCGACAAGCTCACCCGCGCCGTCTTCGACTGTCTCACGAAGTCGGGATCGATCGCCGACGACGCGCGCATCGTGCGGATGATCGTCGACAAGAGGTTCGCGATCGATCGGACCCCCCGCGTGGAGATCTTCATCCGTGACGCCGCCGGCGTCAGTCAAGGAGCGCTGCTTTGAGATTCTTCGTCTTCGGTGCAATGGGATGGTGTCTATTCGGTGGCTTCTATCTCGGTCTAGCGATTATGGGCGCCGGAGAAAAGCTGGCTGTTTTCGGATTAGTCTATGTTGCGATGGGCGCCCTATGGACTTGGCGCGCCTTTCACATGCCGGCCGATAAACAGCAGCTTCCCGATCCGACGAAAGGCAATAACTGAAGTGGCCGAGACAAATCAAGAGCCCTTTGTTATCACTAAGGGTGCGATTTACGACCTTAGTGCTGCCCTGAATCGGGGTACGTGCAAAAACGGGCATTCACTAGAATGGGAAGCCGACTTTGATGCCGATGGCAACTCGTGGAGCGCAGAATGTTGCGGCGACGTGTATTCTATTTTCGATCATACCGTCCTGGCTGACGTAGAAGAAAGCGACGAAGGGAGCGAGGACGATGGTTAAAGTCATCGCGATCGTGTTGGCCGCCATCCTGGCGCCGGCGACGCCGATCCCGTGCGACGAAGTCGCCAGTATCCTCGGGCAGAAGTGCGTCGTCCCGCCCCAGCACTGCACGACGGCCGCGCTATGCTGGTACACGCGGCCTAACTACTGCTACCACAACCCGAAACATACCGGCTGCCCACGCAAGCCTTCGGATCTATACGTTCCGACGCCGCCGCCAACGCCCACACCACAACCGAAAGGGGATAGATGAACGAATCTAGTCAAAACCGTCAAATCGCGGAAGAGCTTCGCCAGGTCTACTCACAGCTTGGCGAAGCGTATTTCGATCGGATCAAAAACCTGATCGAGACTTCGGCGACGAAGATCGAGGAACTGAGCGCAATCAAAGAGCGCGCCGTGCGGGTGTGGACGCAAGCTGAGCCGTTCGGGCCGTCCGACGTCACGGCCAACGTCGGCGAAGCCATGCGGCACGTCATTTTCGGCGAGGGAGCGCCCGGGTTACGGCAGCCGGAATCGCCGCCGGCCGCAGAAGGCGAGACCGCCGAAACCGCCGACGGCGATGGCGATGGTAAGTGAGCGCCTACGTCGATTCGATGAAGGCGAGGTTTGGCCGCATGATTATGTGCCATATAAACGCCGACCACGACGGAGGAGTTGCTCGCGATGGCGGACCGTATCGGAGTCAAGCGTAAGTGGATTCAACGAGCCGGAACATATTACGAACACTTCGACATTTGTAAGGCGAAGCGAGCGTTGGCGGTTCGACACGGGGCTGTCGAGGTCGACCTTCGCGAAGCTGGCGAACTACTGCGCCGCAAATGCGCCGCGATGGGATTGCCGCCGCTCTCCGATCGCCCGCTAGACGGAGCTACGCCGTCACCGAAAGCAGAAACGAAATGAAACACCAACATGGTGAAGCCTTTATGCGTATGCTTTACCGCAGCGACGATGGAGCCGACCAAGAGTGGATTTGGAATAGTCGCGATGGCGTCACGCCTTTCACGGTGCTTTCAAGGACCGGCAAGGTAATGTCGCACGTTGATTGGCAACGCGACCAATACTTGCCGGACTATCAGCCCGGCACGGGTGAACGATATTTCATAACACTCACGCATGCGAAAGCCTTAGAGTACGCCAAAGCTAAGGTTAAACAGCATCCCAAGATTTACAAAACGGCTGATGACCTGGAGCGCCTCATCGACTCCATGCGCCCCGGAGAATCGCCCGATATTGCGACCGTCACAGAAACGCAAAGAGGGAGAGAACAGCCATGAGCGACGACGCCAAAGCCTGCCAAATCTGCGGTGAGCCTATGCCGCCGGGCGAAGAAATGTTTGTGTATCACGGTTATAGCGGTCCGTGTCCCAAGCCTCCGATTCCAAGAGTTTCTAATGCGGAACTGGCCGCTGACCTAATCCGAATCGACAACAGCGAATGCCCTGACAGGGGCATCGGGCCCACGCTGCGCTTGGCCGCAGAGCGCCTCACTGAAAGAACTATAAAATGAGTAACGACGCCAAAGTAGGCAGGCCGGTATCCGAGATAGTCGCGGACCTGCGCGACCCGCTCAAAGTGTTACGCAACTCAGAGAAGGCTGCTATCGCCGATGCCCTAGAGCGCCTATCCACTGAGAATGACACGGTGCGAGATGCGTTAGACCGCGTTTCGCTCGATTGGGCACTGGAAATGCAGGCCCGAGTAAGTCCCCCCGTTTCGAGGATGGCGGCTGAAGCGCAAGAACTCCGCGACTTGCGTAAAGAAGTTGAGCGCCTATCAACCCCCGCAGCAGCAGAGAGCGCGGTAACGGATGAACTAACTGACACGAGGAGTTCTTCAGAGTCGAATCCCGGCATCGCGATGAGAACGGCTGTTTCGCCTCGCTTAAGGCCGCCCGCAAATACGCGCGAAGCATGATTAAGCTCCATCGTCGGCGGCGCAGCCTTATGCCGGTCATTCGAGTGTTAAAGAAGATGCCGTGCACGTGCGGCGAGCACGGACTCTTAGGCGACGGTGGTTACTTGAAATGGGCTGATCGAATCGCAAAGGCGGCGTCAGGATGAAGGGACTTCGCCGCAAGGTCGGCCGCCTATGCCGAATGATCGCCGTTCGCGAGCCGAATGGATTCCGACGAGCTATTCCCGTGCAGCGCGCAACGCACCAGCAGCTGCAGCGATATTGGGGCGAGCATCGCTCGTACCTTGAGCGAAGCGAAGGGATATACGGCAACCCGTGGTTGGGATTTCGCCATTGGCGCGGGAAGCCGGTCGTTGTTTGCCGGCATCGTAATCACGATGTTACGATGGCGCGCTGCCGCGACTGCGGAATGACCGATTCGGAGCTCGCGGACGTTCATTACGAGCAGGTAAGTTTCGAGGTCGTCGCTTTAGGCGAGAAGTACGACAAGCTCGGCGAAGCGAGCCGACGACTTGAAGCGGAGATCGATCGGCTCGTACCGGGTAATGTAGCCAAACTACTCGGTCAAAGCGTTGACGTGATGGTTTACTACGACGGCGAAGTCGGCGATTCGTGCTGAGAGAGTTACGCGAAGGCGTTCGCTCCGATCCGATTCTGCTGGTGGTCTTCATCCCGCTGGTCATTCTCACCATCATCGCATTGTGCGGGCTATTCGGAACGATCGCTTTCGACCTGACGCATCGGTGCGTCGCCTACAGCCTGCCGTACGAGCATTTCGTCGGGCGCGAGCTGACGAACCGGCCCGAGTGCATCCGCTGGGTCGATCGGTAGCCGCGTGATCAAAACCTGCCCGGGCGACTGCTGCCGCGTCATTCATCTTCAACCTCGCCTCGAGCATGTCATCGAGTCGCTCGTCACCACAACGCCAAAGCAGTACAACTTCGATCCCGACGAAGCCGAGAAACTGATTCGTCTCGTTTGGCCTGCGACTTGGGAGTGGGGGACGTATGAGTGCGAAGCCTTCGATCGAGTGAATCGGAGCTGCACGACCTATGAGAAGCGCCCGTTTATGTGCTCGAGCTTTGCCAGCGAGGGCGGCTGCCAAAACTGCTCGTACGATGCGCGGTACCCTGACGTGCCCGGGTCGCGTTATCCGGCGATCGAGGACACGGGCATTTTCTGTACCGACTACCAACCCGAGCGTCCGCTTCGCGAGGAGCGGCAGCGCTGAGCTCGGTGGATGGGGCATCGGCCGGCGCACGACGAAGGGTCAGTCAAAGATTTCCGCGGCAACGCGGGCAAGAGGTTGCGGGTTCGAGTCCCGCCGCGCGAGGAGTTGGGCAAGTGCCCGGCGCCGGTCACCCGACGAAGCGCGTAGTTCAAAAGGACCGCCTCGCAAGCGGCCCGCGGTAGAACAAGGAACGTTTAGACGGCATTGGGACCGACGCTCGCGGGGGATGCGCCCGCGGGCGTTTTCTATTTACGAGCCAACGTTCACGCCCAACTGCGCGCAAGGAACCGGACCCGGCCGTCGCCAAGAGTCTCCCGCCGATACGGCCGCCCCCTAAATGTCCCGGCGGTTAGTAGCCTCGAATATCTCGTCGGAGAACGCTTTGAGCGACGGGCTGACAAAGAATCGGGAGTCGTACTTTGACGACTCGTCAGCGGCTATTGGGCTTTCGCACGCCGCCGCGGCGAAGGCTCGCGGGGGCGACCCGGTCGCCCATTTCGCCGGCGGGATCCAGCGCAAGGACGTCGCCGACCGCGAGCTGATCGCGGCCAACGAAACCGCCGATCGGGAAAAGCGCGTCGGCGCCTTGATGCGCAGCCGACCGGGATGGACCCGAAGTCAAGCCGAGGAGTTCGTCGCCAAAGAGGCGGCCGTGCCCAAGGGCAAGCGGCCGCGCATGTCAGCCGAAGAGCGGCGCACCCGCGAGACCGAGCAGCTCATGGACGTCGGTAAGAAGCCGGCGAAGCACAGCGGCTCGAAGTCCGGACGGCGACGCACCGGCAAAGCCGGAACCTGGATCTGCCGCGAGTGTCACCTCGAATTCTGCGAGCATCGCCCCGTGCGATCGGCTGGCCCCGGCCGGCGCGCGACGGTGAACCGCCCGATCCACGTCACCGGCCGCAAATCCGCAAAGACGAGCGCCACTCTCGCGGCGGAAAAACTTTCGACCTCAGACGCTCTCGAAGTCGTAGCGATCGCGCTAGAGACTGCCCGACCTTTCCGCGACGTGCTGGCCGATTTCCGAGCTCGTAAGAGCGCGGCGAGCCAGCCGGCGGCATAGTCCCCCGAAGTCTCGATCTCCCGTCCCGGCCGAACACGCTACGCGAAGTAGGGCCTCTGCTACCGGGACCCGATCGAGCCGCCGAACCTCGCGCACGCCGACGCAAAACGGCTGAAAGAGACGCGAGAACGACGTGCGCGCAGCGACGCGAAACCGTTCGGCGGGAAACCAACGGAAGGGCGAAGCTCTACCTTTTCGGAGGCGCGGCCCTGCGCCGACGGCAGCCGTGGGCTGGGCGCCACGAGCAACCGCCAACGCGACGAATGCTTGCCAAGAATCCCTCGTCGTGGTATATCTCGTTTCGCAAGGCCGGCTTCTAGCTGGCCTCTGCATTTTGTGACACAGAATCAAGCGCTTCGCCTTCGGCGGGGCGTTTTTCGTTGGAGCGAACGCCGTAAAACGACGGAACCGAGCGAAGATCGGCCGCGACATCTGCGGCGCGATTATTCGGGACAGTATTGAGAGCAGTCTGAAACGAGCGGCCATTACCGGCCGCGTTCCTCGAGTCTCCGCAGTCGCCGACGATCACCGCGATCCTATCGAGATGGCCCGAGCGGCAAACGCCGCACTTCACCCGATCCGCGCTTAGGAGGTCGGTCAAATGCCGGGTCTGCTCGTCTTTCGGTCGCTGCGCGACGCGGTTCGCGCCGGCTTTGCCGTCTATGACAAGTTCGCCGACGGCTATCTCGTTCGGCAGCGCATCGGTGACCGGTGGCAACTCGCGATCGTGAGCTTCCGCGACCGGCCGGAACTTCCCGAGCGTCCCGATTCCGCACAACTCGCCAACGGCATCCGCCACCTTCAGGAGTGACCGCAAATCTTACACGTCGTCTTCAATCGGCCGTCGCAGATCATCAAGTGCAACGACGCCGCCGGCGCTCTCGTAACCGCCTACCGCGGCGAAGGCGACGCCTGGGGATACACGCCCGAGGCGCCGTTTCAGCACGACGGCTGGATGCCGGAAGGTCACTTCGTTCTCGGCCCGACGCAGCGTTTTGATCCGCCGATCGCCTCGGAGGGTTACGGGCAGATTCCCGTGCTCGACATGAGCCAGGACATCGCCAACGCGCTCGTCGGCGCCGGCAAAGCCACCTGGTCGGGCAATCTGCTCGTCATCGGCGGCATCGCTGAGCGCACCGGGCAACTCGCACGCTACGGGCGCAGCGCCATCTTCGCCCACTGCGGCGGAAGCAGCGCGCCGGATCCGTACGACGATTATCAAAAACTCTGCCGCACCTACGGCTGCACGCGCATGTTCAATCGGGAATGGCGCGAGTTCGCCGACTGGCTCGACGCCAACCGCGCCGGAAACACGGTCGTCTACACCGCCGTCGGCATGCCCGTGAGGCTCGCAGCGTAGGCACTTCGATGGCACCTCGCAAGAAAAGCACCCCGACGAAGCAACGTAAAGCCGCCACACGTAAGGGTCCGAAGAAGGGCAAAACCGCCCTGATCGAGCGCCAACGCCGGCAGTTGATGGTCTTTACGATGTTCTACGTCGACGGCAAAACGTACGACGAAATCACGGTCGAGACCGGGCACAGCTCGGCGACGATCGCTGCCGACCTGAAGGCCGAAACGGCCCGCCGCGCCGAGGCGATCGCTGAAGACCGCGACGTGCAGATCGGCATCCAGCTGGCGATGGTCGAGGATCTCCGACGCAAATCGCTCGACGCGCGCCTCTTCCCAGGGACCGGTGCCTTCGGTGCGGCGGCCAAATCGATCGAGTTGCGCGCAAAGCTGCTCGGCCTCGACGCGCCTTCGAAGGTCGACGTCACCCTGCAAAATCTCGTCGACTCGCTCAAAGAGTCCGACGATCCAGACGCCCCGCTTTCATAACCCAGCAAAGGAGCACCCCATGATTCACGTTTTGATGCACGCCCTGCACCTTCTGTGCCAGGTCATCCCGTCGATCGTTCCGCCCAGCCTTCCGTAGTCGACGGAATGAGTTTAGGCGCCCGCCGCAATCAACCGTGCCCGTGTGGATCGGGCAAGAAGTTCAAGCTGTGCTGCTACGTCGCGCCGGAACTGCCGGCGTCCGCACCCAAGCTCGTCGACATGCAGCGGCGGCCGGAAGTCCAAGGCCCCGGTATTATCGTGCTGCTGCCGACGCGCGGCCGGCCGACAGTCGAAACGCTCACAGCACTCGGTCACCTCGACGGGCTGCCATCGGTCGTGATCCCGATCCCGCGTAAAACCGTTATCGACGCGCGCAACCAGCTTGCTGCGACGGCGCTCAAAGTTCCGAAGGTCTCACCGTACGCATCGGAGCTCGGATGGTACGCACTCTGGGTCGACGACGACGCCTTCTGGCGTCCCGGCACGGTGATGCGGATGCTTCAATCGCTCGTGCTGGCGCCGAATGTCGACGTCCTCGCCGGCTGGTTCGGCGGTCGATCGGCGTTCGCCGGACCGAAGTGCTATCGCGAAGACGGCACGTGGCCGCGACCTGGCCAGCCCGGCGACTGCGAAGACGGCGACGTCGTCGAGGTTCACAGCTTCGGATTTCATTTCGTCATGCACCGGCTCGCGTTGCTCGAGGAGCTCGGCGACAACCCGTTCACCGTCGACGGATCCGGCGAGCCAGGCGAAGACCTCGCATTTTGCGCGCGTGCACGTGCCGCCGGCAAACGGCTGTGGGTTCACACCGGAGCGCAAGTCGCCCACGTCGACGACGATGGCGTCGCCTACCTGCCAGGTGAAGGCCCGATGGAAGTCGTCGGTTCGCACCTACGCAAGGCCGCGTCGACGCGCGAGTACGGACTCGAGGCAGTCGCGACGTGAGACTCGACATCGGGCTGAGCGACGAGCAGATCCGCCGGCGCGCCCAGTCGATCTACAGCGACATTCTGCGCGAGCACGATCGCGAAAAAAAGAACAAAAAGCCGCAGTCGGCCAATGCGCGCCGATTCGAGAGGAGATAACCGTGGGAGTCGTCATGGGCGTCGTTCGCGTCGTCAAGAACCCCGAGAATCCGCGCGAGACCGTCGAGATTCCGTTTCCGGCTCAGGTTGCGCTGGGGCCAAACGACAAGCTGATCTTCGTCGTGCCGTCGGCAAACTCGCAATCGCACCTGACGCGATCGGTGACCGACCTGGCCAATGCGCTCGGCTGCGAGTTCGATATTCAGATCCACCCAGACGTCGACCGCGCCTACGCGTCGGAGTACAAATCGGCCGAGCAGGACGCGGCGGAAATCTTTGCCAAGCGTCGCGCTGAAGAGTTCACGCGTTCGGTGGCCGACCAAGCCGAAGTTCCGGCCGTAACCGAAGCACCGGGCGCCCGCGCCGCCGGTGAAATCACCGAGAGTGCGCCCCCATAGGCCGTGCCCTATAACCCGATTCTGCAGCGGTTCTTCGAAAAAGAGTTTCGACCGTACCGCTACCGGCCCGTCGAGTTCGCGCGCCGCATTCTCGAGATCGACCCGCACGACGGCCAGCAGAAGTGGCTGCTAAACAGCACCGCGACCGAAAACGCGCTCACGACGGGCAACCAGTTCGGCAAGTCGTTCATCGCGGCGCTGAAGTTCATCTGGAGAGCGTCCTACCGCAAGGGATGGACCGACGCGATAACCGCGATGGCGACCAAGGTCGGCCAAGACTGGGAAGGCATGAACCTCGGTCCGAGCGCGGACCAGTCGCAGATCGTTTGGCGAAAGGGCGAAGCCTTCCTAAAAGCGCGGCGCGCGCAGTGGCTGGTCAAGGACGTCAAATACACGCCGTTCCCGATGATCACGCTCTTCAACGGGGCGAAGATCCAGGCGCGCACAACCGATAACAACGGCGAAGGGCTGCTCGGGCACACGCTCGACTTCGTCAACTGGGACGAAGCCGCGCGCGAAAAGAAGTTCGAGAAGATCCGCGACGACGTGTTGCGGATGCGTCTCGTCGCTCGTCGAGGGATGCTGGACTACACGACGACAGGCAACGGCCGCAACGACTACGGCAAATATTTCCTCACCGGGCTCCCCGGCAAAGACAAAGACCCCGATCTTTACAGTCAGGCCGGAACGTCGTTCGACAATCCGTACCTTCCGCGCGATTGGCTCGAAAAGAACGCGCGTCGGATGCCCGACCGGATGCGACGGCAGAATATCGGCGGAGAGATCGTCGACGCTGGAGGCGGCTTCTTTTCGATCGAAGACCTCGAGGCGTGTGAAAACCCAGACCTCACTCGGAACCTGCGGATCCACCTCGTCGACGATCAGGACGCGATCGCTCACGCCGAGGTCTACTGCGACCGGACCGAGAGCGGGATCGAGCTATCGAACGGCGTTCCATGGCATGCGCGCTACCCGACGCACCGGTACGTTCACTTCTGGGACCTTGCGCGCAAGAAAGACTTCGTCGTCGGGATCACGCTCGACACGTCCGGCGACAAGCTCAAAGAAGTCGAGTTCGAGCGATTCAATAAGGCCGACTGGTCGCACGTATACGCCCGCATCCGAGATCGGCACAACCGGTACGGAATGGGAGCAACCGACGTCGACGGCATCGTCGGCTCGAGCAAGACGTATCTCGACCTTACCGGGGTGGGCGACGTGGTCGCAGATGCGATCAAAGACATCGAGCCAGAGGGCTTGATGTTCACGAAAAGCAGCAAGGACGAGATCCTCAGCGGGCTGCAGTCGGCGCTATCGATGCGCGAGCTCGAGTACCCGATGCTTCCCGTCCAATACGACGAGTGCAAATTCTACGAGCGCGACGACAAGGATCTCGTCCAAGACACGGTCATGGCGCTCGCCGGCGCCGTCCACTTCGGCCGACGCAAGACGGCATCTTTCGCTTTCGAGTTTTGAGGAGCGCTGAATGTCACGTGGTCGTAGGGGTAGAGGCGGCGGCGACCGCTACGATTCCGCGAAGGCAGGCGCCGGCGGCGGTGGCCTGACCGACGCCGACGTCATCGGCGGCAATCTCGCCGACGCTTCGGCGAGGAAGATGACGAACAACGAAGCGTACTGGTGGCTGTTCAAGAAGCACCCCTGGGTTCGCGCCTGTGTTCGCATCAAGGGCAACGCCGTCGCCCAAGAGGGCCACGACTTCGTTCCGAACGACGACGACGATCCGCTCGACAAGAACGACGAGAACGTGCAGCTCATGCAGACCTTCCTGCGTGTGGCGTTCATCGGCAAATGCAATACGTTTCGGAAGTTCCGCAAGTCGATCGTGATGGACGGCGAGATATATTCCGTCGCCTACGCGCACAAGAAGTTCGCCCAGGTAAAGGGCGTCAAGACGCTGGTCGGGCTCGAGCGGATGAACCCGCTGCGAATCACGCCGCACCTAAATGCCGACAAGACGGCAATCGACTATTACGCGATCAAGAAGTCGACGAGTGCCATCGACAGCATTGTGGCTCAGGCGGCCCAGCAGGCGACGCCGGTCGACAGCCGCGACGCCATCCGAATCCCAGCCGAGGAAATGGTCGTCTTCACCGCCGACGAGGGCGGCGACGACATTCTGCCGTCGCCCTCGCCGCTCGAGGCGCTCGACCAGACCGCGGCGACCGACTTTGGCGTACGCGAGCATCGGCGCAAGTTCTTCTCCAGCGGAACGACGACCGGCAACGTGCTCACCCTCGAGGAGGGCAAGGACGAAGACGTCCGCGACGCTCAGAAAAAGCTCAAGCTGCAAGCCGGTTCGAACAACGCCTTCCGAAACATCGCGATCTCGGGCAAGTGGAAGCTGCTCAGCCTGCTGCAGTCCGGCGGCCGCGACTTCGACTTCATCAAGGGCTCCGAACTCACGATCGAAGAGGTCTGCGCCGTCTACGGCGTTCCGCCGAGCAAGCTGCGCGACGTGTCGGGATCCATGGGCCAAGCCGGCAAGGGCGAGGACGACGACACCTTCGAGCAAGAGTGCATCTTGCCGATCGAGGAAAACTTTTACGAGACGCTCACGATCGAACTGCTGCAAAAAGAGTTCGGCATCGAATACTTCTCGTTCGCGCCAAAGCGCCGCAGCAAAGTCCGGCTCGATCGGTTCGCGGCCGCGGTGCAGCTCGTGAAGTTCGGCGGCACCGGCAACGACGCGCGCGACCTGGTCGGCCTGCCGAAGATCGACGACCCGAACATGGATATCCCGCTGTTCCTCGGAGCGACCGGTCAGGCCGGCGTTTCCAGCGACGAGATCGACCCGCCGACAGATCCGCAGCAGCCGGCGCCCGGCAACGCCGACGTCACCGATCCGGCTGACATGAACGACGAGAACCAGCCGGGCAATAAAACGGGTGCGAAAAAGGCCGGGAGGTTCGGTCGCCAGTGGTATTGACCTGATAAAATAAAACGGTCATGACTGTGGCCGAAAGATTTTGGAGCGGAGTTGATCGCACCGACGAGGATGCGTGCTGGACTCGATTGAGCCGAACGTCGGGCGACTATTGTACGGTCACGATCGATGGCCGCAGCGTCAAGGGCCACCGCCTAGCGTGGGAGCTTACCTTCGGCGATATTCCCGAAGGCGCACACGTCCTCCATCACTGCGACAATCCACCATGCATCAATCCCTCGCACCTGTTCCTCGGAACGAACTACGACAATGTCGTCGACAAGCTCAATAAGGGGCGCCATCAAACTTATGCCCAGACGCGTTGTAAGTGGGGGCATCCGCTCGACGGTGAGCCGCTACGGAATCAAAGCCGTAGCCAAAGCAAGCATCGATACTGCACGACATGCAAGCGGATACGTGCCCGCGCGTGGCATCGCAAAAACCGCCAAGGCCAAACCGAAGCCCAATAAAGCCCGCGCGCTGGGCGATGCACACGTCGCCCGCATCGACGAACAGGCCCCAGACCTCGAGAAAAAGCTAAACGCCGCCCGCAAAGCGTGGCTTAAGCAATTCTGGAGCGATTCGGGGATCGCCGACACCAAGAAGTCGAGCACCGACGATACGGGCGACGGTGGCGATGATGGCGACCAGCCGGTTTACGAAGACGATGCCGGCGTCGCGATCACCGTCGAAGAAGCCGCGGCGCTGAAGAAGATCGTCGCCGCGCTCACGGGCAACGGATACGCCCAGGCGCTGTACGACGAAATGAGCCTCGCGCTCGAAGCCGGCTATATCAGCGGCGGCGAGATCATCAAAGAGGCGTCGACGATCGAGGCGAGCTTCGATGTCGTGCCGGCCGAGACGCTGGCAGCGATCAAGGATCAGGCCGACAAGTTCGCCTTCCTGGTCAACGAGCGCGAGCAGCAGCAGCTGTATTCGCTGATCGATGGCGCGATCGCCGACGGGCAGACCATCGGGGATCTCGCCGGCGCAGTCAAAGATTCGTTCGCCGAGGGTTACCACGTCACGAACAGCGACGGCGACGTCGTGCAGCGCATCCCGACGGACTCGTGGTCCGAAATGGTCGCGCGCACCGAGCTCAATCGCGCGCAGACCTTCGGGCAGATGGCCGTCTACACCGATGCCGGCATCCAAAAGGTCGTCTGGATGAGCAATCACGGGGCGACCGTGTGCGACGACTGCGACGAACTCGACGGTACGGTCGTGGAACTCGGCGACGACTTCCCCGGCGCCGGCACCGACGGGCCGCCGCTTCATCCGAATTGCTGTTGCAATCTGCTACCCGCCGACGAGGACGTCATGTATCCAGGAGTGCAGGAAATGATCGACGACAAGGAAGCCGCTTAGTGGGGTATCGACTTCACGAGACGGCCGTCAAAGAGTTAAAAGAGCTGCGCGTGCGGCTGCTCAATCTCGTCGGGCATCGCGTCCTGACCGCCGAGCAGGCGCAAAAAGAGCATTGGGAAGCGGTTCGCCGCCTCTATGCCACCGCACTCACCGACGACGGGCGTACCTGCATCCCGATCTGCTGCAACGGTTGCGGCAAGATCGTCGTCGTCGCATCCGACGTACAGCGCTACAACTGCAACTGCTCGCCCAACGTCGAGCGCTACACGGTTAAGTCCATGCAGATCGACCTGCCGATCGGGACGTCGCCGATCACCGATCTGATTTCACCAGGCGGCGCGGCCGCTTCTCCGCGGAGCTGAATCTCGATGCTCGAGCAAAAGCCTTCCATCGTCGAATCCGTACAGCAGTCCCTCAAAGCTGGCCGCGAAGCGCGCGCCAAAGCTGCGGAGTTAGCCGCTCAGTCGGCCGGACCGCAGATCGCGCTCAAAGCCGTCGGCTACGATGAGTTGGGCGTCGTGACGTTCATCGGTGGCGCCGCGGGCAGCCCCGTCAAGCTCGATCTCGACGGCGAGTTTCTCTCGAAGGCCGACCTGACGAAGATGGCGTTCGACTTCTGCTCGGATACCGGTCGAACGTTCAAGGCAAACCATTCCGAGCCGATCGGCTGCGCGCTGGTCGAGACGTGGGTAGGCGCGCCGATCATCAAGGCTGGCGACGGCATGCGGACCCTCAAAGCCGACGAGACGCTCACTAAAGACATGGACGTCGTCGGCATCAACATCGAGAAGGGCAACGGCAGCCACTGGTTCATGTCGGTGCGGCCGGAGGATCCCGAAGTCGTCGAGATCGCGAAGGCCGGCGGCATCGCCGGCGGATCGTGGGGCGCGCTCGTTTCTAAGACGGAGGTCTAATCGTGGCGAATAAAGCGACGCAGCTCAGCGATCCGGCGGTTAGCGAAATGACCCTCGTCTTCCGGGAGTACGACGGCAAAGCGTGGGGACCGCGCAATCCAGAGTCGATCGTGCTCGGGACGAAAGCCGGCGAGATTACGGCTCCGCAGATCGACGAATCGCGCAAGTCCAAATCGTTCCTCGGCAAGCTGTGGGACAGCGTGACCGGAGCGATCAAGGGTGCCGTCGTGACGCCCGCCGGGAAGGGCGCAGCAGAAGACGCGATTCAGGGCGCGCTCGCGTGTGCCTCGTACGACGTGCTGTGGTCGATGACCAATCAGCTGCAGTGGGACCTATACGCGATCTTCGCAACCGGAGACGCGTTCACGCCCGAACAGAAGAAAGCAGCGGCAACGACGGTCTTCGACGGCTTCACCGCCGAAATGGCCAAAGTGCTGCCGCTGTTCCTGGGGGAATACGACCTCGCGACGCTGGCGGGTAAGTGCGCCGAAAAAGCGGGAGCGCGCACGAGCGCGGCCGACAAAGCGCACCTCGACGCGATCTCCGAGGCTCACGGCAAGCTCGGCAAAGCCGTCGTCGCAGCGACGAAGGCGCACGATGCGATCGGGGATCACCTCGACCAGCTCATGCCGACCGACGACCCGAAAACGAATGACGGCGACGCCGGCGGAACCGGCAAAGCAAAAGCCGACGACAAGAAGCCGTACGGCGACGTCGAGTACGCCGATCCCGAGAACGGCAAGTATCCGATCGACACGGAAGAGCACGCCAAGGCGGCGTGGAGCTACATCAACCAGGAAAAGAATGCCAACGAATACTCAGCCGATGATCTCGCCAAAGTAAAAGGCAAGATCAAGGCCGCGTGTGAGAAGTTCGGCATCGATATCAGCGATTCGAAGGCCGCACCGGCCGAGGAGTTCGACATGACCAAGGAAGAAATCGCGGCCCTCGTCGCCGACACCGCCAAGGCGACCGCCGAAGCCGTGAAGGCCGAGTTGCAACCGCAGATCGATGCCGCGAAGGCCGAAGCCGACACCGCAAAGGCCGACGCCGAAAAAGCGAAAGCCGATGCCGAGACGGCCAAGAACGACGCCGATGTCGCGAAAGCAGCGCAGGCAGCCGCCGAGAAGGCCGGCGTCGCCACCGCGCGCGCCACGCTCGGATCGTCTGGCGAAACGGTTTCCGAAGATGCGCGCAAGGCGCGCAAAGATTCGCTTTTCAACGCGGTCAAGGCCGCGCTGGGCGCCAATCCGGAACCGACCAAGTTCTAGCACACCCCTGATCGATCGCGTTCGCGCGTCGATCCTCCGATGACCACACCCTAGCACCATCCGGCCGGGATGGTTTTCTCTTTGAGGACGCCTCCCGGGCGGTTCTCTTTTCCCTATGGGGATTGAACAATGGAGTTCGTAGATAAGGCCATCGCCGATTCGGTTGTGCTGGCCAACGCTAACCGCGAAGACCTCTCCGACACGATGTACATCACCGACGGCCCGAGCCGTCCGATGTCGCAATCGATGAAGCACGTCCTCGCAACCAACCCCGCTGCCCACCAATGGAACGAAATCGGCCTTAACGCGGCCGGTCGCGTCAACGTTGCCGGCGGCGGCGCAACCTACCCCGAGAACGGCTTGCCGAACGCGACGCAGAAGACGCCAGGTCGCAAGACTAATCCGACGTGCAACATCGGTCGACTCGCGTCCGTGTCGGACAACGAAATGGCCGCCTTCAACGGCGGCAACGGTCACACGCAGCTCAAGCTCGCCGAGGGCGAAATGGAGCGCGGCATCCAAGACGCTCTCGACTTCGCCGTCGCCCTGGTGACGGTCGAGGTCCTGAATCAGATCGAGTGGATGCACGTCACCGGCGACCACACCGTCGCCACGATGGAAGGCGGCGAAACCGACGGGCTGATCAAGTTCTCGGCGGGCGGCTTCCAAGTCGTCACCGGCGGAACGACCACCACGCCGGTCAATATGGCCGAGGCGTTCATCAAGGACGGCGCGCGCGGCCAGGCGCTGACGTTCCCGACGCTGCACCCCGATACGCTGGCGATCGCTCCGGAAATCGTTCCGGACATCAACTCGTACGTGGCCAACGGCGCCGGCCGCCCGATCGTGATCAACGCCTCGGGTGCCAACGCCGGCCTGGTCGGCGGCCACCAAGTCGGGATCTACAACGACGGTTTCGCCGCGTTAAACGTCGAGGTTCAACCCTACCTCTCGCCGGCGTACAATTCGGCGTTCGCGCAAGCGGCGTTCGTTGCGTACCGCAAGTCGCAGATCCGCCAGGCCGACCTGATCGCGCTCGGCACCAAGCCGCTCGCCGTCACGACCACGGGCATTTCGAAGCTGGTCAACTGCGTGATGGCGCAGGAGCACAGCGTCGCGAAGCACGTCTACATCGGCTCGAACGTCAAATCGGCGATCACCTAACCGGCGTGAGCAAAACGGCAATCAAGGTGAGGCCCGCTTCGGTGGGCCTCGCAACCCCAGTCTTCGGATGCAACTCCGAGACCGGGAAGATCGCCCTCGGAATCATCGATGCGCTCGCCCGTGCGAAAGTGCCGGCGGGCGTCATCGGCGTTCCCGAACCGACCGGATATTCAATCCCGCCGGCAGCTCCCGAAAACTTCGACGCCGTCGTCTCGCTGGCGGCGCCGTGGACGTGGCGCTACGACCCGGCAAAGCGATTGCTGGGCATCGTCAACGAACCAGTCGACACCGCGCCGGCGTCGTGGCACGACCCGCTGCGTTTCGCCGATCGTATCTTCGCCCCGAGCAAGTGGGCGGCGAACGTGATCGGATCCAAGGCTCAGCTGCTGCCGTTCGGAATCGACTCAGCCTTCCGTTACGAGCCGAAGCCCGAGCGTCCGAAGTTCCGCGTGCTGTTCGTCGCCGAAGACGCAAGCGATTCGCGCAAGGGGCTGGGCCAAGCCGTCGACGGGTTCAAGACCGCATTCGGGAACCGCGACGACGTCGAGCTGGTCATCCGCTCGCTCGTGCGCGGCAATCTCGAGAAGGACGACGTCCGGCTTCGCTTCGCCTTCGGCAATATGACGCCAGCGGAGCTCGCAAAACTGTACCGGTCGGCCGACGTCCTGATCTACTCCTCGCAGTCCGAAGCGTTCGGCTTCGAAGCGCTCGAGGCGATGGCGTGCGGCACGCCGGCGATTCATTCCGGCAAGACCGGGATGGCAGACTTCGCCAACCTCGGACTTATTGCCATGAGCCGCGAGGTTCGCGGCGCGACCGGCGGCACGTGGCACGAGATCCACTCCGGCGAGATCGCCGAACTCCTGCAGTTTGCGGACACCGAGCCAGAGGCGCTGGCAATCAAAGCGGCCGAAGACGCGGCCGCCGTTTCAAAACGCTTCCGCTGGTCCCTCGAGCCGCTCATTCGCAGCCTGTAAGGAGGTCGCCCGATGTTCCTCGCGACGTCCTATCTCACGGCGACGCAATTGAAGGCGCTGCCCAGCGACTACGATCTTTCAGGCTACACCGACGCGCAACTGGATAGCATGTGCGTCGCCGCGACCGGGTACGCGGACTCGTATATGCGCCGATCGTACCGCGCGCAGGAGCGCACGATCCGGTACTACGGATCGGGCGAGAGCTTCCTTCAGCTCGAAGAGAAGCCGCTGCTGTACGTCAAGCGCGTGCAGCTGGCCATCCCGGCGACGCAGGGCGCGATTCTCCCGACCAGCCAGCTGCTGATCGACTACGAAGCCGGTGCGATGCTCTCGTACACCCCGATGTATTGGCAGGGAGTCCGCGGGTACGTTTTCCCGCGCAACGTGCCCGTCGACGTCACACAGGCTTGGGGATGCGGATATTCGGTGGCCAAGCCGCCGGCGATCACGATCGCCGAGAGCCAAGGCACCGGGCTGACGCCGGGCGCCTACAACGTGGCGGTCACGGCGAAGACATTTTACGGCGAGACCAGCTCGCCAGTGCAGCAATACACGACGACGTCGGGCGTCTTCGTGATCACGCCAGCGCCGGGCTTGGGCGTCTACCTTTTCCGCGCGTACGCATCGCCCGCAGCGAACAATACGACGCTGACCGCAGCGCCGGCCGCCGGAGCAACCGCGCTCGCCGTCGCCGGGTCGACCGGCATGACGCCGAATGCGCAGTGGCTGCTCGGGGCTGGAGCGACCGCAGAGGTCGTGACGATCGCCAGCGTCGCCGGCTCAAATGTCACCCTCGCGGCCGGGCTGCAGTTCGCGCACGCTATCGGCGAGGCGTTCATCCCCGTGCCGATTCTCGTCGGCGAGTCGCCCTTCGTGGCTTACGGAAGCACGACGCTACAGATCACCGTAAACTCGCTCAGCGCGCCGGCGAATATCTGGCAGGACACGCTGCCGACCGTCGACACGAGCTCGCCGCAGGTTGCCGACGGCATCCTCGAGGCGAACCGGCTGCTGATCCTCCAGCGGATCTACGAGCAGAACAACCTCGCAAACCGCGGCATTTATCAAATGGGCGAGAACACGAACCGCATCGCCTGGAAGCAGACCGATGGCATGTCCGGCACCGGCAAGCCGTTGATGGTGCAGCAAGCCGAGTCGCTCTTGGACGCGTACGCCGAGAACGGGCTCTATTTTGCTTAACCCGATCTTTCAGAGCAGATCAATCGCCGCGATAAACGCCATGCTCGAGACCGATCAGGTCACCGTGACGCGCGTCGGCAAGGGCATCGCACCGACGGTCGACACGATCTACGTCGGCAACGGATCGCTGCAAGAAGGCGGCGGATCCACGTACTTCAACCCGGCCGGCAACGTCGAGGTCGCCGATGCGTTGCTGATCATTTCGAACACGAACCCGCAGACCTGGGGCGACGGCAAGGACTACGGGGACAGCTACTTCTCGGGAAGCACGGTCCTACTGCCGCCGATCGAAGTCGGAGATTTCGTCGTTCGTGAGGCCGACAGTAAACGGTTTCTCGTCGTGTCGACGTCGAGCCGCACGTCACTTTTACCGCACCTCGAGATCAAACTAAAGATCGGCCCGCAGTCGATGGTTCAAAAGTAAGGAGATTCCGAGCGTGCACAATCGTAAAGGCGTGCTCGTCGCGCTCTTTTTCGTTGCGTCGTTCTTCGGGATTGCTCCTCACCGGGCGCCCGCAGTCGGCACGGCAACGCCTGCCTACTGCACGCCACCGGTCATCCTGGCCAACGGCCCCCACAATCCCGTCGACGCCCCGACGATCATGCGCATTTTTAGTCACGCTGAGACGTGCCCGGGCCAGGTCGGCGACTTCTACACCGACGGCGCGATCGAGAACCCCGTTTTTTCGTACTCCGGCAGCTCGTACGCCTTCACGATTCCGGCGCTCGACTGGATTGCCGGCGGTAACCGGATCCACACGGCGACCGCATCGCTTACGGCGCCGGCCAGCGCGACGAGCTACTGGTTCGTCGACCCGAAAGTCTCCCCGCCGGCGTTCACGCGCAGCCTGACGAACACGCCACCGACGGCGTCGTCGGTCCTCGAATACACGGTCGTCGCCGACGGGTCGGGCATAACGGGCGTCACGTTTCCGTTGCTGACCATGCTGAAAGTCTCGGCGCTGAATCTCGCTTCGCTCTCGGCATCGTCGAGCGTCTGCACCGATTCGCAGAAGACCCTGACGACGTCCGGCTGCCCGACCCCGCCACCAGTCCCTAATCCGTTGCCGACCGGGCAGGGCGGAACGGGCCTACAGATTCCAGATCGTGGCAATAACGCGATGCTAAACGCGATGGTCTGCGATAACTCGACGAACGACGCGACAGCGTTCGCCGCCGCGCCCTCGCAGCTCGTCATCCCGTTCGGGAGAACCTGTAGACTGCAGCAGGGCTGGACGAGTCTTAAGGACGGAACCACTAGCGGCCCTGGGCTCTTGGCGTCGTTTGATAGCAGTCTATGGAACCTGCGCGCTCCGACGAATATCGTCATGCTCAGCGCGCCGACGTTCAACGGAACGCAACCGTTCGACCCGATTACCGGCTTCAACGGCGATACGTCGCATATAGCTCTTGCCTTCGAATCGTTGATAAACAATTCGAGCGGGTGCATTCCAAGTTGCCCGTCGTCGGCATACGCGGTCAGCCCAAATACCGAAGGGATTGTGGGCGTCTGCAAATGGGGAGCAAACGCCGGTTATCAATCCGGTTCCGCCGGCGTACGCGGCGTTGGGCGAACGATGCTTCCATGCGCTGCTCTTAGCGTCAGCACGGCGGCGCAAGGCGATAACCCCGGCCTCTACATAAGCGTTTTTGATTCAGCGCCACTTCCGCCTTACAGTCCTACGGATTGGCTAGGTAGCTCAGCTGGCGCAGGAATCGCGATTCAGGTTCTCGCCGGAGCGGATCACGTTTATTTGCATCCCGGCGGTGACGTCAATTGCACAGACCAGGGTTGGGATGCCGAGTGCGTCGGCGTCGCTTACAACCTAAACCGCACGAATAATACGGCAGCCTATCACGAATCGTGGGAGTATATTCGCGCGCAAGGCACGATGACGGTGCCGGTCAACGCTATCTTAATGGCGACCGCGATGACGCCGATCGGCATCGACTTTTCATCGATCAGGAACGCGGGTTCTGCGCCGACGTCCGACCTTGTTATGAAAGGCGGCGACTCGATAAATTGGAACGCGACGAATACCGCGCCAACCGGAGCGAGTGGTCACTTCGCGGCATTTACGAACGTCGGCACCGAAAAGACGGCTTACAACCCGTCGACTAACGCGCTCGAGACCACGATCGGCGGAACGCTCGCGGAGCAGGTCCTCGCGACCATTTTCAATATCCCAACGAACGCCATCGGGTTCCCCGGGAACGCGCAAGCATTCTTTACCTCGGGTTACACCGGCGCTTCTTCCGCGTACGTCTTTACGTCGGCCAATTCCGGGAACATTATGGCATGGTTCAGTCCCGGTAGCGGATCTGCACGAGCGGTCATTACGGGGAACGGGAACTATAACGGGGCTGGAGTTGTCGTCAGCCACGTTACGGACGCAGACATTCCTTCGGGAAGCGCCTATTGCGCGACGACCGGCGGTCTCGCAACGCCGTGCCCCAACGCGACGCCAAATCTGCAATCGACCGGTAACGTCAACGCTTCAACCGGGACGACTCCGAGTACTTACGTACAACTCGGTTCTGACGTAACGATTTCGGCCGGAGCTGGAAGCCCGATGATCGAGGTCGACGAGTACGCGAATACAGCCACCGCGTTCACGGCAGAAAACGCGACGCTTTGTATTACCTCACCGTCGACATGGTCGCTGCCTGGCGGCGCTCCCGTAGATGGCGCGACGGGCATCTGTCGCGGAACCGGAGTCCCGCTCGGACAACGAATCTGCGGAAGCACCCCGTTTGGTAATGCGACGGCCGGAACGGGGGGCGGAGACTCCCAGGCGATCCGTTGCCTAATCAGTGTCTCAGCGAACTCGACGACAACGCTGCGCGCATGGGTTGATGGAAACACCGCGACCAGCGTTACGCTTTACGGATATTTGAGTGCGCGCGTTATCTATAACTAGGATTCTCGGAGCGGCACGGTTCTAGCCCATGGAGTTCAAGATCACGGTCAAAGGGCTGGCGGAAACGCGCACCCAGGCGACCGCCTATTACAACCGGCTGCGCGATCTCAATCCGCCGATCCAGCGCTCTTCGGTCCTCGTTCTCGCATCGGCTCAGGGTCGCATCGAAACGGGCGGCGACGGGAATTGGGCGCCGACGCTCGAGTCGTCCAAAGGTACGTCGCTTAATCGCAACGGCGCGCTGCTCCGATCGCTGACGCGCGGCGGATCGGGCAACCTCTGGCAAGATATCCCACACGGCCTACGCGTCGGAACGAATCTCACGACCGGCGACGGCTACAACGTGGGTCGCCTTATGCAAGAGGGAACGGGCATCTACGGCCCCCGCGGCGCTCCGATCACGCCGAAAAACGGTAAGTTTTTAGTCTTCGTCATCAACGGCCAGCGCATTTTTGCTCGCAGCGTCAAGGGCGCACCGCCGCGGCCGTTCCTCTTCATTTCCGACGACGACGCCAAACGCAGCGTCGGCATCTTCGAGCAGTATATCCGCGGTCAGGAGTCCTTCGCGGGGTCATAAGGTTCGAGAAAGACTCTAACCGCCTCGGCTGCAGCCTCGCGCGTATCGTAGGTTCCGAGGTAGTGCTGGCGTTTGGACACGGAGCATTTGGCGAACCATTTACCATTGCGAAAGTAAACGCCGCGGAAGCCGCTCGTATTCTTCGCGTCTATCCCGATTCGGTTCAATTGATTCAGCGCGTGGTCGACGATTCGGAGGTTCGCGCGCCGGTTGTCGAGGCCGTTACCGTTGATGTGGTCGACCTTTCGGCCGTCACCCGGTTCCAGACCGAGGACCTCTCGATGAAGGAACTCCGATCGCGTTTCTCCCGAGACGTGGCGCCTGACGTACGACGTCTTGGTTGACTTCATGATTCGCCACCGAAACTTCGACGCCCAAACCTCGACATCGTCGTCGACGAGTACGCCTTCAGGGATTCCGATTTTGCCCCACATACGCGAATTATATCAGACGTCGTAGGGCGGCGACCGAACCTCTTTCGTTTCCGAATAGGGAGCATCGAACAATGAAGCTCGCGCTGATTTTAGCCGTGTCCGTGCTAATCTCGCAGGCTGGATGCAATACGCACCCGCCGGCGATCCAGTCGACGGCTGGGGTCCCCGCGCCGCCTCAAGGCGCAGACACCATCGTCCGGCCGGCGTACGTCTACGTCGTCGACCAGGCTGCGCATCTGATCGTCCTTCCAGCCCACGCAAGCCTCGTCGGGACGCCAATCCGCACGGTCGATCTGCCGGTGCCGGCAATCAGCGTCGCTTCGGATAGTCAGGGAAACGTCTACGTCGCGCTGTGGGGCGCCTCGTCGATCGAAGTTTTCTCGAGCGGAGCGACCAAACTGCTGCGCGTCATCAACCTGGGAGCCGAGCATCCGTACGGCATCGCCGTCGACGATAACGACAACCTGCTGGTGGCCCGCGACGGAAAGTCTGGAGCCGGGGTCAGCGAGTACCGGCCCGGCGCCGAGAAGCGCTTTGCGTCGTTCCCGATCCCAGAGCCTTACGCGGTTTACAGCGTCGCGGCCGATCACGCCGGCCACGTTTACGCCGCGGTCTACGCGTCGCCGTACAACTTCGTCGAGGAGTTCATCAACGGCGCTTGGACCCGGCTTCAGGTTACCGGTGCCGGCCCGTCGGCGATCGCCATCGACGCGCGCGGAAATCTGATCGTCTCGGCGGTCCACACGGTCGAGACGTACAACGCGCCGACCTGGAGCACGCGCACGCTTCGCAACCTCGAAGCCACGGCCGAAACCAAATGGACGTCGCGCGGCGCGGACGGCAATATCTACGTGCCCGTGACTGGTCCGGATCCGTACGTCCTGGTCATCCCGAGCATTTCGATCTCGGCGCCGTGGAAGATCAGCCTGCCGAGCAACCCTAACGGGGCCACGGCCGGAGTCTAGTGCCGATAACCACCGTCGACCTCACCCTGGCAAACCAGTGGGACGCGCTCGTCGCCGAGATCGAGGCTGAGGTCGGACCCAGCAAACGCCTCGACGGCATCCAGTACGTCGGCAAAGCCTACACGCTCTGGACCAAGAAATCGCCGGCGATCGGCGTGCAGCTGCGCGACTTCAATCTCGGGCCCGTGGCAAACATGCAACGCAAGTTAATCTCGATCTTCAATATCGTGATGGGCATGCAGTCTACCGACGAGAGCGCTGCCGCGAGCATGGGCGAGAACACGCCGGCCAATGGCGAGGACGCCATGAATCGGCTACGCCAGCTGGTCATCCCTGGCGACGGGAACGGATTGCTTGCCGTTCTCAACGACGGCGCAAACTACACGCTCGCTGGATCGGCGTACAAAGCCATTGTAAGCAGCGGCGGATTCGACTGGGAAATCGGTCCAGGCGCCGGTGCACAGATTTGGGCCTACGCCGCGATCACGGTCACCGCAGAAGCACTCGTCACCATTTTAACCGTCTCGTAAGGGAGCTCGCCTCGATGAAAACCGTAGTTTACGACAACCCATGGGTTAATCCGGGATCGGTTCCCGAGATCGGCAAACAGTTCAACAACGGCGAAGAGCGCGTGCTTTCCGATGAGGACGCAGAGATCGTGCTGCGAAACTCGCACTTTCGGCTGGCCAGCGATACGATGACGCCCTTCCAGAAGGCGCAAGCCGAAGCCGAGCCCGCAAAGGCGCCGACGCCGGCACCGAGTGCCGCGGCGGCACCCGCGCAGGCGCCGAACTCTTCCGTCCCGATTCCGGTGCCGGCGGCCGCGAAGCCCACCGAATAACGCGTTAGCGTAGACACACACCCCCGACGCGCTAACGCGCGCGCATAGTTCCCGAGCTCTCGTCTTCTGACGGCGGCTCTTTTTCTATTTGGAGACCACAATGAAGACGCGTGCAAGCCGGATCTACAAAAAGCCCGGTGCGTGGCCTAACTTCGATCTGCAACTGCATGCAGAGCCGTACTCGCCGCAGGGCGAACTGGAAACCCTCGGCTGGGGTAAAGAGACGACCTTCGCGTCGTTCGTGGCTCCGACGGTCTGGCACGCGTTCCGCAGCTGGAGCGGCGTGATCGCGACGAACCAGGTCGCGCGCGCGCCGCGCGGCTCGCTGTTCGTTCCAGTGCCGGCGCCCGGCGGGCGCACCGGATCGGGTTCGCTCGACGTCGAAACGACGGCCGATACCTTCCCGATGGTCTTGGCGTACACGCTCGGCAAGCAGACGCTGACCACCGGCGCTCAGCTCTACACCGGGAATACGGCAACTGCCGCGATCGCGATCGGCGACAAGACGTTCCATATCACTCCTCAGGTCGCCCCGAATCTCGGGCTGCCGATTTTCATCTTCCCGGGCATGTCGCTCGACGTCGACACGGCAGGCAACAAGGAAACGTTCGTCGTCACCGCCGTCGACACGTGGTTTCCGGCCGGCGCGGCTAAGACGCTCATTACCGGATACGTCGGCTCGCCGGGGTCTGGATTCACCAAGACGCATTCCTCGGGAACCGGCGTCGTCGGAACCAACTCGCACCCGCTCAATACCATGGGGCCGGGCTCGCCGTTGCCGACGTTCTCGCAGCAGATCAATCGTCCGGGCTCGAGCTGCACCGACTACCTCGGCTGCAAAATCGATTCGCTCGCGCTGAGCTGGAAGCCGAAGCAAGGATTGACGGCCAAGGCGTCGATCGTCTTCGCCGACATGGTCACCGACGGGTCTCCGACGACGGCGGTGCTCTCGGCGAAAAATCCGTACATCATGGAGCAGCTGTTCGTCAAACCGAACTTCTTCGGGAACGACTTCAGCAACGGTATCAACTCGTCGCTGGCCGGCATCGATCTGACGATCAGCAATAACCTTCAAAAGGACAACTTCGTCGGCGGCGGCGGGAACAAGGTCTACAACTTCCCGGAGGGCATCCGCACGCTGAGCGGTTCGTTGTCGCTCGGGTTCGAGTCGGCAAACGAACTGATTGCCTCGCAGGCAGCCGCCGGCGGTGGCCCGCTGCCGCTGGGTTCGCTGATCCTGCCGATGCAAGGCATCGACCCGATGTCGCCCGGCGACCCGATCTTCATCGTGCTGGTGCTGCCGAAAATCTTCTTGCCGAGCTGGACGGCCGGTGACGACACGAGCAAGACGCTCAGCCAGACGATCCCGATCGCATGCGGCGAGTCGACGCCGGGCGCCAACGACACGATCACGGCGTACTGTCCGGGCGTCGGCACCACCAAGTTCTAACGATCTCGACCCTTCGGCGTTGCCGGCTCGCGCAGATGATTGCGCCGGCCGGCTTCAGCCTTTCTTGAGGAGCCATGCACGGAAGCGAAAAGACCCCCCGCGAACTCGAACTCGAGCGGATCTCCGCGAACCACCTGAAGCACCGCCAGCGCGGTGACGGCGTCGACGCTGCGGCACCGGAAGAAAAGCCGAAGCCAGAAGACGAGAAGGGGCCGGATCTTGACGATCACGCCACCCAGGAGCGTATCCTTCACCCGGACGGCACGGACGTCGAGCTTTCGTACGGAACCGCTAGACTGTTCCCGCCCTCTGTCGCGATGTCTCGTCGCATCTCCGGATTCATTTCGCGTGTGTTCGCTGACGCGGTATCGTCGGGCGGACCGATGACGCTCCTATCGCTGCGAATTGCCTCCGTGATTACAGAGCGACCAGCCATCGAATCTGACGTGTTGCTATATGCCGCCTATCTCTGCGGCAAGCCCGGAGCCGTCGATGCGAAAGCCGCATCGGAGATTGCCGAGGAAATTTCATCGCAGGCAAATGCGGACGATATCGCCGTGATTTTTGCAAAACTCTGCGACGCGGTTCACTTCAATCCGTTCAAGGTCGCAGAAAGAAAAAACTAGCCGACCCGTATCTGCTGAGTATTAACGAGGTAGTCTCGTCGATCGCAAGGCGGAACGGGCTAACGCGAAGTCAGGTCGAGTCGACATTTACTTTCGATCAGGTGTCGCTCGAAAAATACTTTTTGGACCGCGAGGATAAACGCATGATTGATTACCAGGCGAATCTCATCGCGTACAAGATCGCCAAAGTCATCGCTGGATAGTCCCCTAGCGCCGCGCCAATCTAGGCACGGCGCTTCCATTATTTCAGGAAGGAGGTAGTCGAACCGTGTCCGATCAGGATATGTCACTCAACGTCGATATAACTGGTAACGCAGACAGTGCCGTATCGGCGCTAAAAGTTAGCGACGACGCCTTTGCCAAGCTCGACGCCTCCGTCCAGCAGCTCATCGCGCAAAACGCAATTCTCAACTCGTCGCTCAGTGGCGTCGAGGGCGCGCTCACGAAGACGGGTGCGGCCGCCGTTGGGGCTACAGGTGGAGTCGTTGCTCACACGGCGGCGCTCAAAGAGACCAAGGACGTCGAAGAGCAGGTCGCCGGATCCGCGGGCACGCTGGCTCGCGGCTTCTCTGCACTCGGCGTCGACGCCGGCGCAGCTGCGGCTCGCGTTCAGGGCCTTGCGGGCGCGATCGAAGAGCTAAAGGCCGCTGCTCCCGCCTTCCTCGCAATCAGCGCGGGCATGATTGCCGTCTTCGGGACGTTTAATCTACTCAAGAGTGGTATAGAGTCTGCGGAAGCGCTCCAGGCGTCTATGTCGACGCTGGAGTCGTCGGTCAACACTCAGGGAGCTTCGTGGGACAAGGCCGGAGCTTCAATCAAAAAGTTTCTCGACGTAGAGTCTTTAGCCAGCGGATTCACGCAAGGCGAACTGGCGCAGGCGCTCAATCGGCTGGTGACCAGCAATATCAGCGTATCCGATTCGGAGACAATCCTCAGTGTCGCCGAAGAGACGGCAGTGGCAAAGCACACGGACGTTTTGACGGTCGTGGATCTGCTGATCGACGCCGAAGCCGGCCGCGGCATCGGGCTCGCGAAGCTCGACCCGCAGATCAAGGCGATCATCCAGAGCCACGGTACGCTTAGCCAAGTTCTGAAAGTTCTCCACAAAGACAACGCCGATCAACTCGACGACACCAGCTCTCTCGAGCAGGCAAAAGCCCGAGAAAAGGTCGCTTGGGACAACACGTCCCGCGCGATCGGCGACACGTTTCTCCCGATCCTAACGCAAGTCAGCTACTCCATGATCGGCGCAATCGCAAATGCCGATACGCTTGGGGAAGATATGTACCATGTCTTTCACGATATCGGGATCGTAATAGCTGACGCAGGCAAATACTTAAAAGATTTCGCCGCCGGATCCGAGGATCTGTTTAGCGGTAACTTCTCAGGAGCCGTAAGAAATTTCGAGAAGACGATAAAAGACGGTACCTCCGGGATGCGGGAGCTGACTGTCACGGGTCAGGACGTTGGAACGACGCTTCGTCAGGCGTTTCTGGGACCCGATGCGGCTGCTCGCGGATACGATATTGTCCTAAAAAACATCAAAGACCACCTCGGCGATATTGGGACTCTCCAAAAAGATCCACACCTCGGGATGAAGGGCCCCGGGAGTGGGACCGGATTCGTTGCGCCCGCCAGCTCGATGGAAGTCCAGCAGACCGAACTTCAGACCGCCGCGCAAAAGGAAGAGACAAGCGTAACCAACGCTTTGGCTCAGGCCAAGCAAAGCGCGAGCGTCATCGAAGATGCGCTAACGACCAAGATTAAGCTCTCGACAACCGCTGCCGAGGAGAACGCTGCTGCCCTCGACCTAAACAAACAAAAGCTCGCCGATTTGCATCAGCAGATGGGGATACTCACGGAAGCAATCGGCAAAGAGACGTCGCTACGAGACCAGGACCAGACGGCGCTCGAACGGAGTACGATTGCCTACAATAAGGCGAAGACGTCGCTCGATGGATACCAGCAGTCGCTCCAAGGCAAAAAGGCCCTAGAGCTTGGAGACAAGACGGAAAACGAGAGCATGACTGCCGCCGTCGCCAACGCCAAGAGCGCGATGGATGACGCAAAAAGGGCTGTTGACTCGCTCAATGCCGCGCTAGGTAACCACAAACAGGCTCTCGTTAGCACGACAAACGCGTATAACGATTTAAGCAACGCTCCAGCCGAGGCGATCGCTGCTTTACAGAAAAAGTGGAATGAGTTTTACCGCACAACGAATGCGGACACGGACGAGGATCTCCAAACCTTCAAACTAACGAATGAACAGAAGGTCGCATACTTCCAGATCTCCATAGATGCTATTACCGACCTGCAAAATGGCGGCGAAGCAAAGCTGGAGGCCTTATACCGAAAACAAACGCAAGCGTACGAGGGCGAAGCGAAGGACCGTTATCAATCGGAGCTGACTTTCGCCAATGAAGTAGGGCAAGATACGGCTCAGTTTGTCGACGGGTTTATCGGCCAAAATAGGTCGATGGCGGATGCTCTAAAGAGCATCTACGGAAACATTCTTCAGTCGTTCGAAAGCATGCTTGCAAAAATGGTCGCTAATGCGATCATGGCGATCCCGTGGATTCAAGCGCTGTTCGGGGGTGGCGTCGTAGACCCGGCAACGGCGAGCACGGACGTGCAGCTCGGCGCCGGCGGCCCAGGTTCACTTGGTTCGTCGGCGGTGTCTGCCGGGGCATCGTCGACGCTGGGCGCCGCGATCTCGCGCGCGATGTCGCCGTCCGGCGGCGGCGGCAGTGTCGGAAGCGGATCGTACGCATTCGGCGGCGGCGCCGGCGGTGGTTACGGCGGCGGCTACGGCGGTGGCGGCGGCAGCATGTCGCCCGACTTCAGCATGTCGGGCGGTGGCCTCGGGCCGGGCGGCGGCGGCGCACCGTCATCGTCTGGCGGCGCGAGCGGCGGCGGCTACGGCTCTTCGGGCTATCATTTCGGGCCGGGAGGCGGTGGTTCGCCAGCGATGACGGGACTCGCAGCGGTGCTCGCGCGCAGCGGTCTGGGTAGCATCCTGGGCGTCGCCGGCGGCGGCGCGATGGTCGGCGGTCTCGCCTTCGGCGGCAAGGGATACAGCGCTCTGGGCGGCGCGCTCGGCGGTGCGGGAATTCTCGGGCTCGAAGCGCTCTTCGGCGGAACGAGTCTGGCCGGCGCGCTACCGGCGCTGCTTGCGTCCGGACCGCTCGGCTGGGGCGTGCTCGCCGGATCGATACTGCTCGGCGCATTCGCGGGCTCGATGTTCGGCGATCACTTCAATCCGGCCAACGAACCCGACCAAGGCTCGACGCAAGACGCGTGGGGCATCGCGAACGCCGACATGCAAGGCATGACGTCGGCGAACCCGATGAACGCCAGCGGCAAACAGTACGTCATGGACAGTCAGACGTCAGCGGCGACCAGCGGCAAAGGCTGGAATCTGTTGATGGAGCAGTTCGTTTCGAAGTTCCGCGGCAGCCAAGCCGCGCTTCCGTCGGATCTTCAGGGCGTCTTTCCGCAGATCGAGCAGCTCTGGGGCGGCGCGACCGACAAGCAGTTCTTCAACCCCGACGGCAAAGATGGTTACCTCGACATCGGCAGCGGTAAGCGCGCGTTGTGGAGCGACTTCTGGGGCGTCGTGCAGGCGCACGGTCAAGAGATTTCGCAGCTCATGCAAACGTTCACGCCGACCGACATTTATCTGTCGTCGCTGAGCGGAGGGATGCACAGCGGCGGCAGCTCGACCCCGAGCCCTGGCGGCGGCGGCTTCAGTAGCCCATTCGCGCTTCAGGCGCCAGGTGGCGGCGGCAACTCCAACGCGATCGCTTCGGGTGGCCCAGGTCGTCTCGCCGGAAGCCTCGCGCAGCGCCTGTCGCAAAGCGTCGCGATCAATATCAACGTGCGCAACAGCTCGACGCTGGCCGATACCGCGACGCTCGAGCGCGGTCTGCGCGACGCATTCGGAACGGCGCTGCCGTCGCTGCTCGAGGATCTAAACGTTCGATGATGTCGCCCGAGTTTTCAGAGGACGACGTCATCGTCGATCGTACCTATCCGTTCGAACTCGCGCCGGGAATCGTTACGACCGCGCGCGTGACGTTCGAGCGCACCGTCAACGGCGTGCGCTTTGTGCGCTACACCGGCTATGGCCTCGGGAAGCTCCCGGGGTATTGCCGCATCGATCTGTTCGCCAACGCCGTGCGCAGAGCGCTGGAATACCTCTAGTTGGGCGCATACAGCGTTCTCCAGGTCTTCAGTCCTCCCGGGGTCACCAGCGATGCTGGGACCCCGAATTTCTTGTTAGACCTCTCGAACATCGTCTATCAAGCGCAGTGGACCGACATGACGCAGGGCGGTCTGGCGACCGCGCAGTTCGATTGCCGGCAACCGTACGAGGATATCCTCGACCTCGTCTTCGGGAATTACGTCATCTGGGGCACGCTCGGATGCGAGCTCAGTTCGCCCGCGAGCGCCGGCGCATCGTCGCTCACCGTCTCGAACCTGCTGAATCAAGGACCGTTCTCGTTCCGCGATGTCATCGCCGGCGACGTGATCCTGATCACCGACGGGAAGAATACCGAGTTTTTCCAGGTCGGTGCGATCTCGGGAATCGGGCCGACGTGGACGATGACGCTCAATTCGCCGGGCGGCGAAGTGCTCGACCTGCCCGCGGTGCTGCTCAATAGCTACGCCGCCGGCGCGACGATCGTGCGCCTGCAGTGGCAGGGCTACATTACGCAGCGGCTGCGCTCGACGGCGTTCGACAATCAGTTCTCCATCAACAGCAACGGCTTTTTCAACCGTTACGCCGGCATCTTCGGGAACTCGAACGTCCAAGGCAAAGATGGCGCGCACTGGCTGCAGAGCGCGCTCCTCTCGATTGCCGGCGAACCGTCGCTCACGACAGGCTCGGGCGGCGGCGGCGATTGGCCGATAGGTACGACCGTCTTCGGATGCAGCGACACGATCGCGTTGGCCGTCGGCGAGCAGGTCCGAATCGGGACGTACGGATCCGGCGAGGCCGAATTCTTCACGATCACCGTGATCAACGGCGGCGCCGGCACGTTCACGGTGAACCACGCCTCGGCGAAGGTCCATCATAAGGGCGACATCGTCGTGCCGAAGGGCGTTTCGACGGCGCCGAACCTCTCGGCGATCGTCGCCGACAAGGCGCTGCTGGTCGACAGTTCGTTCCCGGTCAATATCCAAGCCACCGATACGGCCCTGTCGACGATCATCGCGACCGTCGTGCGCCAGGAAACCGGCTCGCAGAACGACCCGATCACCTACGCCGCCTGGGTCGACGCGCTGCGCCAGGTCCACCACGGCGTCATCAATAGCACGCCGCCGCACGTCGGCGAGACGAAGCTCACGCAGGATGCTGCGGCCGGGTTCGGGACCGCCGGCAACCCCTTCAAGGTCGCCTCGATGGCGCAGATCAAGGTCGGCCGCCGCGTATTCATCGCCGGCGCTGCCGGCACCGACTCGCTACTCATTACGGCCGTGCACCCGGCGTTTAACTCGTTCGAAACGTCCCCCGTGTCGACGTTCGCGCATCTAAAAGGCGACGTCGTCGTCGCAATGTACGACGTGACGCCGACCTTCACGATGTCGCTCTCGGACAACGGCTCGGGCTTCGGCGACACGATCAATAAAATTCAGACGACCGACATGGACGGCTCGCAGCTGATCAACGCCGCGGTCGTGACCGGGACGACGATCCAGCAGAACGGCACCGAGCAAACGACCTTTGCGACCACCGTCCTCGCAGGCAATACGGTCTTCCCGCTCGCGGCGATGCCGTTCCAGGTCGGCGACGACGTCATCCTATCGCCGAACTCCGGCCAACTCGGAGGCCCGGTCCGCGCTGAAACGTTGACGATCGGTGCGATCAGCGGCAATACGATCACGACGACGAGCCCGAGCACGAAAGACCACAAGATAGGCGAGACGATCGAGCTCGACACGAGCGGCGGCGCCGGCCCGCGCATCATCATTCTGCAGACCGACTCGATCGACGATCTCGGCTGGTTCGAAGGCACGCTCTCGAGCCCGGACATTGCGACGAAGACGGGCCTCAAAACCTGGGGCAACCAGCAAATCAGAATCTCGGCGTGGCCGCTCGCGAACGACGCCATCGATCTTGACGTCGCGTCATGTCGGATAACGGGTCGCGACCTGCTGGAGATCCCCGGATTCAGCAATGGCATTCCGCTGTTCCGAAACGTCTCGCAAATACAGTATCAGTGGCTCGCGGCTCAGCAGAACGTCACCGCGTCGATTCAATCCGGCGTGCTCAAAAGCACCGCCGGCGCGACGATCAAGGAAATCAACGGGCAGCACTCGGTCCGGCTGCAGCACAAGAATCCGCGCAAGCGTCCCCACAATGAGAGCGGGCACATGGGCGGCGGATCGATTCTTCCGAACGCCGACAATACGTTCACGATCGCCGCGGCGACCGTCAAGCATGGCGGCGTGCCGTACCAGGTGCCGGCTTTCTCGGGCGTCGCTCCCGAGGGCGAGTCCATGTGGGGCGCGGATCTCTCGAACCCAGCTTCCCCGGTGATCGGGCTGCTACCGTCGACGGTCATCAACGGCCGATCGGTCTATGCCGAGGCGATCTTCACGGTCACCGATGATGCTGGCCCGACCGAGATCGATTCGTTTCTGGGCGTTCCGCTCTGGCGCGTCGAGTGCCGTGGCGGCGTCATCCAAGGCATTTGGCCGCTGTTCGCAACGAGCGGAGTAAACCTCGGGAATCTGCCGTCGATCACTCTGCCGCCGGCGCCAACGGTTTCGTCGGCGACGCCATCGGCGGCGGCGCTAACCAGCGGCATTGCGTGCGACCTCGCGCTGCTCGTGGCGTTCTCGAATATCCCGCAAGACGGCGCGACGCACGAGATCAAATACTATATGCGCACCAACGGAACGACGAACTGGTCGCACAAGTTCACGCGCAAGATCCCCGGGCTGCCGCTGCCGTCGGACATAACCCTTAACGACACTGCCCCATTTTCGAACATTCCGCTGGGCGTCGCCGTCGATATCGGGGCGTCGTACTCGGGGACGAACGGCGAGACCGCGGTGACGGCGCTCGTCACTAACTTCTCGCTGCCAGCGATGAGCAGCGGATCGGTGAACTCGGCAACCGAGTCGACGCAAGCCGTGGTAACTGCCGCGACGCAGGTTCTCGCAGCAAGCGCCGGGCGTATCGGCGTCATCATTACGAACCGGGCGAATTCTCCGATGTTCATCGGCACGGACGGAACGCTTACCCCGACGCTGTTTTGGGACGAAGTCGGCCCCGGGCAGACGTGGACAATGCCGGTCAGTTATACGGGCGCGATCTGGCTGTGCTGGGCTGCCGCCGATTCCAACGCCGGCGCGCAGGCGAATATCGCGGCGTTCCCGTCATGACCGCAATCTCGGCGCTCATGACTCAGCAGGTGCTCGTGAACGTAAACTCCGCGCGCAAAGGGCTGACGGTCTTCAACCAAAGCCCCGCCACGGTTTACGTCAGCACGATCACCGGATTCGCGAAGGCGAACGCGCCGATCGTGATCGGCCCGCAAAAACGCTGGGTGCTACCCATCAAGTACACCGGAATTCTTTACTGCATCTGGGACGCTGCAACTGGCCGCGCTCAAGTCACGGAAGTTTAGGCGGTTTTCGCCTTCTTCGACGCGTTACAGGGTTTGCATAAGCCTTGTAGGTTCGACGCAAAGTCGGTTCCTCCACGGCTTAGCGGAACGATGTGGTCGCGCTCTAACTTCACTTTTAGATGGCAGGTCGCGCAACGCCCACCCTGCCGCTTTACTATGGCGCTCCATTCCTGGGTGGTATGTGAACCGGGAGCATTCGCCTTGCGATCGAGACGAACCCGATTTAGTCGAGCGACCTTTTCAGGGTTAGCCATTCGCCATTTTGCATGCCGCTTGACTTCGGCGTCTTTATTCGCGTAGTAGTATTTTTTCCGGTATTCCGAAATCGCTTCTCGGTTGGTTTCACGCCATTTGGCATGCCGCTCTAGGGCTGCGTCTCGGTTGAGTCGGTAATGCCGCGATGCGAGTGAGCGCGCTGATTCTCGGTGGCCTTCGCGCCATTTGGCACGCTTAGCCAAAACCGCTTCTCTGTTGAGTCGGTAATAGCGCGCCGCACGTTCGCGAGCGGCGACGGCTTTGGGGTCGTCTTTCCTGGTCACGTTTTGTTCTTTTCCAAAACCGGAGGTCTAGTCCTACATGCTAAAACGGCTCTTCCCGGCGTTGCTCGCGTGCGCCATGGTCTTCGCGGTTGCGTTGCCAGCGAAGCCGCAGACCGCGCCGACGGTGTTCGCCGGCGGAACGCTCAGCGGCCTCGGGCAGACGTTAACGCTCGACCTCGGGGGGCAAACGACTTGCCGCGCATCGCTCGTGCCGACCGGCGGTTTTGTTGGGACACTCACCGCCGGAATTGAAGCAGTCGGCGACTCTTCGTTTCAGGGCATGGCGCTCTACGACGACAACGGCCTGCCAGTAACGACGGTCACTTCGGCTGGCGGATATTACACGCTGTATCCCAAGTCGGCCGGCACGATCGAGATCGCAATCGCGACCTGGTCGAATGGCGGGATGAACGTCACCGTCAACTGCTCGCCCGCTGGCGGGCCGCCGCCGAAACGCGACGCGCTGGGCAACGAGAGCGTTACGTTCCCGTCGGCGCAACCGGTCACGCTGCCTGGCGTAACCTTCCCGACGCCGATCCCGACGCTGCCGAGCGTTATCCCGACGGCGACGCCGATTGCCGCCGGCACCGCCTCGCCGGTCTGGGCATATCTCGGAATCCAGTGCGGAACGGCGGGCCTATGGTGCCCTGCATCCGGATCCGGAAGCAACGCCGCCGGATCGTCGCGCAACGCGCTGAATATCATCCCATGTAACCCAATCGCGACGCTCTGCGCGCCGCCGACGCCTTATCCGACGCCTTCGGCTGGAGCAGCCCTCGGCGCCGCCGCGCTACCGGTAACCGACCCGTGCTTCTACACGACGGGCGCCGTGTCGCTTTCAAGCGGAAACGGTTTCCAGCGCCGGTGCGACGTCAACGGCTACACGCTGGCGACGTTCCCGAGCGCGCAACCAGTAAACGTGCAGAACACGCCTGGAGTCAACGTCCAAAACACCCCCGGCGTAACGGTTCAAAACACGCCCGGCGTCAACGTGATGAACACGCCGACGCCGCTGCCATTGCCAACGGCTTCGGCGGGAGTCGCGCCACCGGTTTCGGCTCCCGTCGTCGGTGCGTTCCCGGCGTGCCAATACAACGGGAACGACGCTTTAGTCGGCGGCGCGACGCCTGCGCCAAGCATCGGGAATGCCATGCTGTGCCAGGCTAATAGCGACGGATCCATACTTACGTCAAATCCGCAGATCGAAACGACCGTTATCGCTACGGCAAATGGAGTGGCGGCCGTCACGTTACTCGATGGCCAGGCGAGTTGTCGACTGCGCATGACCGCATCCGTCGGCGTGACCGCGAACGTAAACGTCTCCGATTCCAGCGGCGTTGTATTCGCCGGTCCCTATTCCGCGACGACCACGCCGAACACGGCCACGTTCCAGCTCGTCACCGCGACCTACGTCGTCGGCGACTTGATGAAGCTAAATGTTAATAGCTTTGCAGGAAGCGGATCGGTGACGATGATCTTGACGTGCACGTCCGCGCCGGGTGTCGAGCAAGTCACGTTTCCTTCCGCGCAATCGGTGAACATCGCTTCGCCCGCGCCAGGCATGACTCCGATACCCTATCAGTCGTTTTCTGGCAACGTGCTCAAGGCGGCGCCGACGGATACCGGAGGAACAGCCTTTACGGGCGCGTCGCCGATGCCCGTTACGATGCCGACGACTGCGGCGTCGCCGGCCCCTGCGAACCTCATGGCATCGGGCTTCAACGCCGCCGGAGCCGCCGCCCCGATCATCTGCACACAAGAGGTTTCGGGCACGATTTCGACGGCCGCAACCGTTGTCGTCGCAGCCGTCTCGGCGAAGCGAATCTACGTTTGCTCCTATTCGTTTTCGGTCGTCGCGGGCGCAGCCAGCGGGAACGCCGCCTTTAGCTTCGGCGCACCCACGACGTGCCTGTCGCCGACGAGTGCCGGACTCGCGGTCGACTTCCTTGCGAGCTCGACATTCCCCGCGACGCTTACCGTCGGAAACGGCGTCGGCCAAGTCATGGCGGCGTCGAACAATAACAAGGCGCTCTGCATCAAGGCGAGCACGGCGATAACGGCAGGCAACTACGACGTGATGTATGAACAATTCTAG